CCTCAGTCTCCACCAATCCACGATACCGAAAGGGAGAAGTTGGCTTCTCCCCTTTGTTTTATCATCCGGCGACTCCCGAAAAATCCCCAATATACAAGGGGTTTTCGGATTCCGCCCTTTCATAAAAACTTCTCCAGAGTGTGACGAGGTAGAGGGGGTGTGACGAGGTCATACCCCCCGTCACACTCCCGATTTTCTCCCTTGCGCCTTGCAAGGGAGAAGTTTTTATGACGCAAAAATGGCCGAGTGTGCAAGTAACACACTCGGCCAATGTGGGCTTGATCTGGATTGGTCTATTTCCGTTTGGCGCGGCGTTTCTCCCAGCGCTCCCGAGTGGCGATGGCGTGGTTCTTGCGCCCCTTCGCCCGCATCTCCTCCGCCCACGCAAGGTTCTCCGGCGACGGGACGACGCCCTCGACGGCCTTTGCGACGGCTTCGATGAAGAACGTCGAAACGCCCATCTGCCTTTGTCGCTTGCTGGGCTTGTGCCCGGCCCGCGTCCACCACGGGACTGTCCGTCCGGCAATAGCCGTCCGAACCTTGGCCACCAGTTCAATTGGCGGCGCACAGTTCACGATCATGCATTCGGGGTTTCGCTGTATCTTCATTTTCTTTCCTTTCATTGGATTGCCGGGAATCCCAGGAGCCGTTCCTGTTCTTCCCAGTCGTCGGTTTCGATCTTGCGTACCTTCTGGAGCGAGAATCCGTCCGGCAGTTCTCCTTTCATCGCGGCGCGGATGATCCTCGGCGAGAGCGTCGCCAGCCGTATCGTGTAAAGCACGTAGCGGCGGTCCGTCCCTACGAGTTCCGCAAGCTGGCTGACGGATGCGGCCTTCCCCTCGTCGATCAGCTTCATCCACGCAAGCGCCTTGGCGAAGGACTTTAGCACGGTTCCCTGTGCCAGAGCGTCGTCCAGCTCGCGTTGCGTAGGCTTCGCGGTCACAACGCCGTCGCCCGCCTTTACGATTTGCTTGCGCCCGGAAACCGTCCTGAACGCCACGGGAATCCTCACGAAGAGGCATCCCTCGGCGTCAATGAGGACGTTGGCGTCGGAAGCCGCCTCCCTTGGGATGTAATGCGCCTTCTTCAACTCGTCTATTGCCGCAGGAACGGGTATGTTCATGCGGAGTTCGAGCGCGGTCTGGAACACCGTTATCGAACGTATGAAGAGTCGGTAGATGAGCCGCCTGTCCGCTGAAGACAGACATTGCCAGAAGGTGTGCCGACGGAACCCCGCCACAATCTGCTCCGCCGTGAAAGTCGTGGCGTTTGCTGCGGCCACAAGCATGGCCGTGGACGAGATTATGACGGATTCGATTTCGTGTTCAACCGTGTCCTGGACGGTCGTCACGCTGACGTGCCGCACGGGGCAGGTTGATATGCCCTTGCGCAAGTCCTGCTGGCACACGAAGTACGAATACTTGCGGACGCCCAGCGTGTCCTTCCTGCTCCATCTGTAGGACATGGGATGGTTGCAGTGGCCGCAGAACACGAGTCCCTGGAACAGAGCCGACTCCGGGCTTGTGACCCGCTTGGCGGGATTGTCCGAGGCATCCTTCAGCTGGTTGCTCACCTTGTTCCAGAGTTCGCGCGTTATCAGCGGCTGCTGGCGTCCCTTGACTATCTTCCCGTGGCTTTTCGCGTCGCCTACGTACCTGACGTTGCGCAGGCAGTTGTGAAGCGACTGCGTCGTCCACGGCCTGCCGGGAAAGCGCTCGATGCCTTCCAGTTGGAGTTGCGCGGCTACCTTCTTCGCCGATCCGTGTTTCAGGAACAGCTGGAAGATGTACGGGACGTTCTTGGCCGTGTCGGGATCGGGGACGAGATTCTGGTTCTCGACCTTGTATCCGTAGGGCGGGATGCCGCCGACGAAATACCCCTGGTCGAGGGCCGAACGGAAGTGCTTTTGGATGCGCTCCTGTATCGTCTTGCGTTCCCACTGCCCGAACGACACGATGAGGTTCACGACGAGTTCGCCCATCGGCGACGAGGTGTCGACGAACGGTTCCGAAACCGAGGTGAACCCGATTCCGAGCTTCTTCATCTTCTCGTCGAACTCGCAGAAGTCCTTTGTGCTTCTGGTCATGCGGTCGATGCGGAACACGATGATCTTGTCGATCTGCCCCTGTTCGCAATGCTCCATCAGCCGCCTGTAGGCAGGACGGTTAAGGTCGCCTCCGCTGTAGCCGTAGTCGTCGTACCGCTCCGGCAGAGCGACCCACCCCTCCGCAGCCTTTGCCGCGACGAAGCTTTCGCACATCTGCCTCTGGGCGTCGATGGAGTTGAACTGCTTGTCCTCTGCGTCTTCTACGGACTTGCGGGTGTAGATCGCCACCCGGACGGGATTTGTCATGCGTTGCATGGCTCGCCCTCCTTCCCCTGTGGCGCGGGACGCCTCAAGCCCCACCATACGACGCCGTTGTAGTGACTCTTGCCCGTGATGGCGCGGACGACGGCGGTAGGCGAGGTGTACACCTTTCCGTCGTACTCGTACAGTCCGTTGCCGAGCGAACGCATCTCGTAGATGCGACCACGGTATTCCCTGCGGAAGGTCACGCCGCGCGAGTCGTTTGCCGAACGCGGTGCGTCCCGAAGGGTCTTGTTTATCTGCGGGTCGTGTTCCGCGATGTATGCGAGAGTCGACAGCTCGTCGTCGGAAAGTCCCCCGAAGGCGAGTTCCTGAAGACGATGGGCGCACCGCCGCTGCATGAAACGAGCGCCAAAGGCGGCTGCGTCAGCCCCGGTCAGCTCGTGGTAGCGGCGTCGCAGAGTTATCGGATCGCAGTCCCTTAGGGCGGCGATTTCTTCTGCTATGGCTGCCTTGTTCGTCATCGTTTCTCTCGGCGCATTGACACAATCAATTTTACGGTCGATATGATGCCGTATGTCTGCGCACATATCAAGCGGGAATGTTGATAAATCTGACGTATTCATCGATGGCCCCTATCCTTTGCAGATTTCCGTTCCGTTGTGGGGTGTAAAGCCGCACAGGACGGCCTTCATCTGGAGCGATTGGAGTATGTGGCGGCGGAACTGCATGAGCGTGCAGCCCATCCACCTTGCGACCTCCTCCTGCGTATGGTCGCGCAGAAGGTAGTCGAGCGCGAGTTTCTCGTCAGGGTCGAGAAGAGCCGTGAAGTCGTGGAACGCCCACATGAACTCCATCCGTTCGAGAGCGTGTCGGTCGGACAGCGCCTCGGCGTTGACGGTTCCGGACAGGGAATCGTCCCTGCCGGCTTCGTCGTCGCAGTCCGTGGCCTCGTTCGCTATGGGGATGTGCTTGTGGGAGAAGGAACGCTTCTCGCGTTTGATCGACTTCACGAAGTCGAGCTTAGCCGTGGCGACGCATTCATACAGAAACGTCTTCAGGCCAGCCTTCGCCGGGTCCCATTTCGCCAGCGAGTCCCGGCAGACGCAGAAGAACTGCATCTCGGCGTCGTGAACGTCGCTGAAGGATATGGTTCCGCTCGCGGCAAGATCGTGTGCGACAAGCGAGAGATGCGAGCGCATCATCTTGTATATCGCTTCCTGGTCTTCCTTAGACGGTGCGCCGCTCTGGTCCAAGGTCATGTTCAGCTGCGACACCGTTTCGGAGTCCATGTCGCGAGCGCTTGGCTTGTACCTGCGCTTTCCTTTGTGTTTAGCTCCGGGCAAGCCATGCGTCTCAAGATAGTCGCGAAGTTCGTCGCGCCGACCCTGGCGGCGTTCCGCAGCTGTCAGCGGTCTGAGAATCCTGTCGGAGACAAGATGCTCTCCAGAGCCAGTCCGCAAGAATGTGCGGACGCGAATTGAGATGGCGGGGACTTTCATCGTGCCACCTCCCCGCATCTGCCGCCGTGCATCTCGCAGATGGCAGCGAAACGCCTCTCCATGAAGGCGTCGTTGTTAACCAGCTCCTCGAACGCTTCGAGGCTGCGCTCGCTCTCGCAGATGTCATCCGACAGGTCCAGTTCCGATCCGCAGATTGGAACTGTGCAGTATGAGCCGGGAGCGACAATCTCCTTGTGAAGGCAAGCGGCAGTACCCGCAAGACGGGATGGCCAGCGTTTGGCATTTCTCTTGGGGGTCGCCATGTCATGCCTCCTTCGTTCCAAGAAGAAGCCCGACAAGGCTTTTGTCGCTATGGATTCCCTCCGTGCAAGACTTAGGAAATGCCGTTCTATTTTGGGTGCATTTCCAGTCTACGCGTCTGCGTCTTTCGCATTCTAGATCCCAATCGATTTGAGCATAGAATGCTTCGCAGCGGCGATAGAACCCTGCCATCGTACCGCGTTTCTGCCGTTTGCTCCTAACGGGAGCATAACTCTTCGCCATTTCTTTTCCTATTCTGCAATTCGTGGGTTTTGCAGTCCCCGCTGTCGCACTGTGCGACGGTGGGCGCATTGCCCCGAATCACGCGAATAAGATAAATCTCGGCGTAGTAAAGTTGTTTGTTTGCGATTGATGGAGAACTGAAAACAACGAAAAACCCCAGCAAAAGCTGGGGTTTATAAGGTTCGGATTAGTAGCGTAGTTTGGAAAACTACTACGCTGAAAACTTGGATTTCGTAGGGCTATTTCGTCTTACGATAGGCTTGAGCAAGAGCTTTCGCATTTAAGTAGCCACGTTTTTCGCCGCTTTCTTTTGCCGCTTTAGTCATGGTCTTCTTGTTTTGGTTCCAGTATTGGGTCGCTCTTGCACCGATGGTTGTGGATTTGTCAGTATCCTTGGTCTGATTGTTAAGGAGCCACGCCTTGAAGTCCGATAGTTGATCATCCATTGTTTCAGTTTTTGTGCCGCGTAGCCCACTCCCTCTTCGAGACTTGCTTGCAGTTTTCTGTTTTGCTCTCCTGTTGTTGCAGAATTCAGAGAGTGTGTCTGTCAGTTCAGTCATCAGCTCGGCGATGGATTCGTCCACAGTCTCGTCTCGATTACTTCGCATCAGAATTGCGTATATGGATGACCATGACAGCGATAGGCTTTTCACAAATGCCTTCCCAGCAAGCGCCTCGCATTTTTTGAACAGTCCTTGCATTGCTTGGTCAAGCTTCCCGCATTCGCGCAAGTTGGTTCCTACAAGTGATTTGTCATTGGCAATTGTCGGCAACAATGTCTTTAGGAGCGAGAATACTGGTTGCTTCGGCGACAGAACTACATCCGCCTGGATTTCGCCGGCATCAAGCCTATCCGAAAGATTGTTAACGCACTTGGCAAGGTTTCCAATCACGCTGCGAGGGGAAGAATCCGCCATTGCTAAATCTCCCTCTTGTTCGGATCTTCGTACCAGGTCTTTGGAATCAACGCATCGCCATTGTGCCAGTTTGCGCATTCGACAACGCCGTCGACATTGCCATAGACGTCTTCACCTGCGTGCTCAAGGACTATGGCCTGCCAATTGGAATTGCAGCCACTGGTCGAGTGTGCGAGCGTAGAGAAGATCTTTCTGACGCTCTCCCTGTCATCGCTGTCAAGCTTGACATTGTCAAGGCGCTTCAAGATGTCGTCGTATTGTTTTCCTTGTTTGAGGTTCGATACCGCCGGGAAATACACTTGGCTAGGCTGGTCAAAAACCATGAAATTCGGCACACACGAAGTCGGGGCTGCCATCTTTGAAAAGAACTCTTGGAATGCGCAAGAAAATGCGATGTGCATTGACACCCAGTTTGAAGCGCTCCCGACTTCGCTTAGATTGTGCCTTGAGCCGTGGGAATCCACGACTGACAGGTTCATCTCGTTCTTGTCGAAGATTGGCGGGTTCATCCTGTACTCGTCTTCGCAGTCAAGCGAATTAAGTCGTTCGAGGGCTGTCCTTTGGATAGCCTCAATTCGCTCCTTCGCCCTTGCCCGGATCGCCCCCTCGTCACATTCTTTTGTCGCAGCGTCCAACTGCGCTTTTACTTCTGCAATTTGCCGATAGATGCCCTCGTGTTCTTTGATGTGTTCGGCTGTGGCGATGACTTGTCTAATCTCGCCGATTAGCTGGTTCATTTTTACGGACTGCACGGAAACTTGAGTGCTTTGGAGCGACTTGATTTGCTGTTCGTTCCGTCGTAGGGTTTCAATCAACTCTTCGCTACGCCGCTTTAGGTTCTGGTATTCAGAGATGTCCTGGGGATTTATGGCGCTTGTCGCGGAAGCCGCATCTTCGCACCTCTGGACAACGGAGCATATCTTGTCTAACTCTGCGACTGCTTTGTCGTAACCGTCCTTTCCTGAGGCGGTGCATTCGCCTGCATCGCGCCAGTTTTGCCTCATCCACTTGGCAATCTTCAAGCGCTCCTTCTTTGCGGCATTCGCGCTATTGTAAAGGTTCAGGTTGTCGATGAGCGACTCGAATTCTGACATTTCCTTGTTCACTCGGCGGATTTCAGAATCCAGAAGCTCGTTTTGCTTCTTCAGGGCGCGAATTTCTTTTCTGTATGCTTTTAACGTCTCTGCGCTTGCCTTGGTTTGAGCGTCTCCGCTGTCTTCCGCTATCTTGCTCGCAAGCGCTATCAGTTTGTCATGATCTTCTGGTAGGCTGTCGCCAGGACAAAGACCGAACTTAACAGCCTCCACCATCTTATCGCGGATTGAGGATAGAAAGGCATTCGCCGCGTTTTTTGCTCGTTCGTAATTGCCCTGCAGAGTATCTAGCTTTAGGCGAAGTGCTTTAACTTCTTTTCGCTTCAGGACCTCCATGAGCGTCTCCGCTCCTATGATGAAATTGAACCAGTCCCTCAGCTTGTCCCTGCTGAATGAAATGTGTAGCTTGTAGAACAGCATGTAGCGACTTGTCATGATGTCTTGAACTTGGAATAGCATGTGCGCTATGTCCCTGAAGCTCAAATGGCCGTCGTCATTTGTCCGTCCGGTGGGGTCTTCTCTGCCAACGTCTGTGATTCCGGCGAGGCGTGACAATTTTTGAACCACATCGTCTGTATTCTCCCGATTCGGCTCATCTTGAATTGCTTCAGGGATGTCGCTGTCTGCTGATATCGGAATGATCCTGCAGTCCAAACTTGTCTTTTCTTTGTCTGCAGGATTCCGTCTTGCAAACAGGATTCGTCCCTCGGAGGTGTGTGCGACGATACCATACCATGCAGCGTTGTCTCGCACAACTCCGACTGGGATTGAACACTCGCCACTTCCCATGCAATAATCGATTAGCCCGCAAATTGCGGACTTTCCCGTTCTTGAGGCTCCCGACACGACGTTGACCGTATTCTTGTGGAACAAGACCTCGTTCCTTCTTTGACGGCTGTCCTTCGGCCAAACGATAATGCGCTCGAGTTGAAATTGCATTATAGTGATACTCCTAATAGTTCTGCCGCTTTGGGCAATGTCGTTCTTGCCATGATGCGCCCAAGAAGTTTTGCGCGTTCGCCAAGCTCTTTGATGCGCCCTGTCCTGAAGTCCCCGCTCCCCGGTCTGCTTGACAATTTGCAGGCGGTTAGGCTCGCCGAGTCCACATCCCACTTTAGATATCCGCCCGCAACCGCGATGTCAATAGCTCTGGCTGTGTATGAAAAGCGAGAACGCGTGCGCTCGTGCAGTTTCATAAAGTGGAGCGACGTGTCGCCATTTCGGGCGTGCCGCACATATTGGACGAGAGATGTTTTCCGCTTTAGCTTGTCGGCGAGCGCATCATCGGTAAGGATTGCGGCGGCTATGAAATGCAGGATGACGATGGGGTCGCGTCCTTCTGGATGGCTTCCCTTGTACGCTTGCGTGAAAAGGTATAGCAGATACGCGCCAATAACAGGCGTGTGCCATGTGCGGTACTCATCGACGAGAAGGCTACTATCTGCTTTCATGCTGCCTCAGTCCTTCTTGATTTTATCCGGCCATTGCGGATGCCATCCAATCGTGTCGCCCTTGTTGGCAATGCGATGATACGTCCCCTCCGCCATTCTTCCTTGGGTCGGCTTGTCTGCAAGCGGGATTGCGTCTCCCTGACTGCTACACATTCTTAGCGTTTCTGCGCCTCTTGCCTCGTCGCTTTGCCCAGGGTTGTGCGCCCTATTGAAGATTTCATCGTGCTTGTTCAGCAGCCGGCTCTCATATTCCATGAGGTCGTCTTCGTTGTACAACTCATATTCGTACCACTTTTGCCTGTTCATTTCGGCAGAGCAGTACGCCTCGAGTGCCCTGGTGAGTAGGGGTAGACCTTCTTCCCCAAGCAATTCAATGTGCCTAATGAACAAGGGGTTTTGTGAACTAACGGCAGCCATTTCCTTTGCCCGCTCGTCGATTGAGCATTTCGAGAAGTAGTCTATCAAACGCTTGGTGTAGATTCTCGAAATGATCTGGTGACTTTCCGTAGTCCACTCGCTATAGGAAAGCGTTGCGCTTTTGTCGCGGTCTGTTTTTTGGGCAATCCACATCAAGCATTCCATCGTATAGCGATGGATGTTGTCATTCGCCGTAAGATGAAAATAAGCTTTGACCTTCTTCTGGACATCGGCAATGGACAGTCCATTTGCGCTGCTTGTGGCTGCAACCTCGTCAACTGCAACGGCACATCCGTCATCGTCCATGTCAAGGACGGCAGACAGAATTGCGAGATGCTGTAGGTTTATTGCAGGGGCTGTTGTCATGTCACTCCTCCTGCCGCTTTTCGTTCTCTGGCTCTGGCTTGGCCTGTACATCCTTCGCCGGGCCGACGGCCTTGGGCGAGCGCACCATGAAAGGTATGCCGCCAGTCCTCACCACCTCGTTCATGAAAATGGTCACAGCTGCGCTGAACGAGATCCCGATGTCGTTCAGAATCTCGTCGCAGGCGCGTTTCAAGTCGTCATTCAGTCTAAGCGTTGTAGTCATGGTTCGCTTCTTTGTAATGCTTTGTTATTTGCAAACGACATATATTATATCATATTAAGCCCATAATCCGCAATGAAGTATTCAGAATTTCAACCATGCGAAGGTGCCTAAGCGCACAAAAAACCTTGTTTGGGCATGATTCCGAAGAAAGTCTGTTAAAACAGTGTACCAAATGTCGTATAAGAGAGTGGGGACGGGCAACTGGCGTTGGCATTTCCATTGTGCGCATTGTGTGTTGGCGTTTTGCCGTCATCAACGCGAGTCGCCGTCTCTTTTCATTCTCAAGAAAGGAAACCCATGAACAATATCCTTCCGTTCTTTGCGGACATACCCGCAGACGAGTACCACCAGGCGGCGAGGGACGGGAAGTTCCTGTCGAGCCATCTCCTCGGGGACTTCAGGAAAAGTCCGAGACTCTACCGCAAGAAGATGACGGGCGAGATCGCGCCGGAGGACACGGCGGCGTTTCTAACTGGACGCGCCGTGCATACCCTCATACTGGAGGGCCGGGCAAAGTTCGACGAGGAGTTCCTCGTCTCGGACGGGCCTGTGAACCCCAAGACGGGCGAGTCGTTCGGCAAGCTCACGAAGGCCTACAAGGAATGGGCGGCGGCACAGACGAAGGACGTCGTGTCGGGAGCGGACTTCAACTTCATGTCGCAGCTCCAGCAGAGCGTATGGACGCATCCCGTTGCAAGCCTCCTGCTCGACGACGGCATTGCGGAGCAGACCGTCCGCACGACCTACTTCGGCGTCGCCTGCCAAATCCGCATGGACTGGTTCAGGGCCGACTACGAGGGGCGTCCCGTCATCTGCGACCTCAAGACCTGCGAGACGCTCGACTGGTTCGAGAGCGACGCGCGGCGTTTCGGCTATCCCGCGCAGGCCGCGTTCTACCGCGAAGTCCTGCGCACGGCAAGCGACGGCGAGATCGTCGCAGACTGCTATCTCATTGCCGTGGAGAAGCGCGAGCCTTTCCGCTGCGGCGTCTGGAAGCTCACCGACGGAATCCTCGAAGCGTGCGCCGTGGAGAACGAGCGCGCGATTGCGGAACTCGCCGAGTGCCGCAGGACGAACGTCTGGCCGACGAAGACGGAGGACTTGCGCATCCTCGATGTGTAGGACGCAAACGGCAATCTACTTCAAACTGGCGGGCGGTGTTTCACCGTCCGCCTTTTTCATGCACACACACAAACAGGAAAGGAAACGAAAATGGGCAACCTGCTCGATTCGATAACAACGGGACGCCAGCCGCAGCCGCCACGCATCATGATTTACGGCTCCGAGGGAGTCGGAAAATCGACCTTTGCGGCATCCGCCCCAAAGCCCGTCTTTGTGCAAACGGAAGACGGACTCTCCGAGATCGACACGGCGAAGTTCCCGCTCTGCGCGACATACGCCGACGTCGTGGAGCAGCTTAAGGCCGTCCGAGACGGCGAGCATGACTTCCAGACGCTGTGCGTCGACTCGCTGGACTGGCTGGAGCGTCTCATCTGGGACCGCGTCTGCCAGGACTATGGGGTCAAGTCCATTGAAAAAGCCGACGGCGGCTACGGCAAGGGCTACACCTACGCGCTCACCTACTGGCGCGAAATCGTGAAGCTTCTGAACGAGATCCGCGCCAAGCGCCAGATGGCGGTCATCCTCGTCGCCCACGCGAAGGTGGAGCGCTTCGAGGACCCGGAGCATCCCGCATACGACCGCTACCAGCCGCGCCTCCACAAGGCGGCGAACTCGCTGATCTGCGAGTGGGCGGACGCGGTTCTCTTCGCGACCCGCAGGATGCGCGTCGACTCGACGACCGGCAAGGCAGCCCCCGTCGGGGCAGACGGCGGCGAGCGCGTCATCCGCACCAACGGCTCTCCCGCGTTCAACGCGAAGAACCGCTATTCGCTTCCCACGGAGATGGCTCTCTCGTGGACGGCCTTCATGGAAGGCATGAAGGTTGGCTCGAAGAAGTAAACCCCACCAGAAAGGAATCCAACAATGGCACAACTGAACTTCAACGCGGCGGAGATCGACACGACCTCCCGCGACGCAATCCCTTCCGGCACCTACGAGGCGGTCGTCACCGACTCGGAGATGAAGGCTACGAAGAACGGCCTCGGCATGGGCATCAACCTCACGTTCGAGATTCTGTCCGACGGTCCCGCCAAGGGGCGCAAGGTGTTCGTGTGGATCAACTACGAGCATCCGAAGGCCGAGGCGCAGCGCATCGGACGCGAGGAGCTGGCGAGCCTCTGCAAGGCGGTCGGCGTCGCCAACCTCACGGACACGAACCAGCTCCACAACCTCCCGCTCATGGTGACGGTCGGAGTTGACCGCAACGATCCGACGCGCAACGTCGTCAAGAAGTACGCGGCGAAGGCGGCGCAGCAGACGCCCGCCGCGCAGATCTCTTCGGCGACCGCATCGGGGACGCCCCCGTGGAGGCGCTAGAGTTCGACCTCCCCTGGCCGCCCAGCGTCAACAACTACTACCGCCACGTCGGGCCGCGCGTCCTCATAAGCCGCGCGGGGCGAAAGTACCGCACGATGGTCGTAAGCCGCCTCGGAGGGCTCAAAAAGCTCTCCGGGGCGGTTTCGCTTTCGCTCGAGTGCTACCCGCCCGACAGACGGCGGCGCGACCTCGACAATCTCCTCAAGTGCCTGCAGGACTCGATTACGGCTGCGGGCGTCCTTGACGACGATTCGCAGATAAGGCGTCTCCAGATGGAGATGCTCGAACCCATCGAAGGAGGACTCGTCCATGTACGACTTGAGGCCATACCAGGGCGACGCCGTTGAAGCGGTGTACAGGCACCTCCGTGAGAAGGACACGAACCCCTGCGTCGTAATCCCGACGGCGGGCGGGAAGTCGCTCTGCATCGCGCAGGTCGCCAAGGACGCCGTGACCAGGTGGAGCGGGCGCGTGATGATACTCGCGCACGTCAAGGAGCTGGTGGAGCAGAACGCGGGGAAGCTCAAGGCCATCTGCCCGGAGCTGCCCGTCGGCGTGTACTCCGCCGGCCTCGACAGGCGGGACGTCTCGCAGTCGGTGGTCGTCGCTGGCATCCAGTCGGTGTACAACCGCATAGACGAGTTCAAGCCGTTCGACCTTGTCATGATCGACGAGGTTCATATGGTGCCGCCCGATGGAGAGGGACGCTACCGCACCTTCCTCGAAGCGGCGAAGAAGGCGAACCCGCACGTCCGGCTCGTCGGCTGGACGGCGACGCCCTACAGGACGCAGGGCGGGCTCATCTGCAAGCCGGAGAACCTCTTGAACGAGGTCTGCTACGAGATCGGCGTCAAGGAACTCATCAACCGTGGCTACATCTCGAACATCACCGCGAAGGCGGGGCGGCACGCGCCCGACACCGACGGCCTGCACGTCCGCGCCGGCGAGTTCGTCGCCGAGGACGTGGAGAAGCTGATGGGCGAGGACGGGCTTGTCAATTCGGCTTGCCGCGAAATCGTGGAGTTGACGAAAGACCGCAAGGCGTGCCTTGTCTTCTGCACCTCGGTCGCGCACTGCAAGAAGGTGGCGGCGCAGATATCGAGGCTGTCCGGCGAGGAGTGCGCGATAGTGACGGGCGACACGCCCGCCCCGGAGCGCGAGGAGACGATCCGCAGGCTTCGCGGCGAGAGCATAGCGACCGACCTCTTCGGGACCGCGCTCAAGCCGCTCAAGTACTGCTGCAACGTCTCCGTCCTCACGACCGGGACGGACATCCCGCGTTTGGACACAATCGCCTTGCTCCGTCCGACGAACAGCCCAGGGCTGCTCGTTCAGATGGTCGGGCGTGGCTTTCGTTTGTCGCCCGAAACAGGCAAGACGGAATGTCTTGTTCTCGACTACGGTCGCAACATCGAGCGGCACGGGCCGATCGACTTGATCAAGGTGAGGGAGCCGGGTCAGGGCGGCGGCGGGCCGCTTGCGAAGGTCTGCCCGCAGTGCCAGGCTATCGTGAACCTTCCCGTCATGCTCTGTCCCGACTGCGGCTACCAATGGCCGCGCAAGGAGCCGGAGCGGAAGTCCCACGAGGCGACTGCGGCGAAGGTCGGCATCCTGTCGGGCGAGGTCACGGTCGAGAAGTTCCCCGTCCAGCACACGTCCTACCAGGTCTGGGAGAAGCGGGGAGCGCCGCCTGACGCGCCCAAGACGGTGCGCGTCACATACGACGTGGACTACCTCACGCACTATTCCGAATGGCTCTGCCCGGAACACACGGGCTACGCGAGGCGGAAGTTCGAGAAGTGGTGGCGCGAGCACGCCAATCCCGACTGCCCGATGCCCCGCACGGCGGAGGAGGTGTGCGAGCATGACTTCGCTGGGATGATCCGCGAAGTGAAGGAGATAACGGTCAGGTTCGTATCGGGGCAGAAATACCCCGAGATAACCGGCTACGAACTCGGCGACTTCCCGCTGGTACAGGCGGGACAGGGAACGCAGGGAGAGGGGGTTTCTGATGAAGACTGGGATGATATTCCCTTCTGACGAGGAGGAGTGGGCGTGGATCGAGCGCATGGCGAGGCGTAGGGAGCGGCTGTTCAGGGCCGCCCGGTACGCCGCCCTGTTCGCGTTCGGAACCGCGCTGCTGTTCGCCATTCTGTGGCTCTGCGTCCGCAACATGGGCGCGGGGCGCTACGACGCATGGCAGAACGCGATTCAGGCGGCTCGGCAGCGAGACCCGCCGTAGTACATTCACATCGAAGAAAGCAAAGGAGGCCACATGGCTACAATACCCGTCGCGACGGCAATGGCGTATCTCGCCGCAGGCCTCTCGTGCCTTCCCGCTGCCAAGGCGAGAAAGCATCCCGCCATCGGCTCGTGGAAGAACTGGCAGACGCGGCTTCCGACGGAAGTCGAGGTCAGGGCGTGGTTCTCGAACGCTCACGACGCAATATGTGTGGTTTCAGGGGCGGTCTCCGGGAACCTCGAATGCATAGACTTCGACAACGGCGGCGAGCTGTTCGCCGCGTGGATGGAGAAAGTCGACACCGGGCTTCTCGCGAGGCTCGTCATCGAGCAGACTCCGTCCGGCGGCTACCATGTGTGCTACCGTTGCGAATCGCCGGTCGAGGGCAACCTGAAGCTCGCCCGTGGCAATCGCGACGGCAAGCTGAAGACGCTCATCGAGACGCGGGGCGAGGGAGGTCTCTTCCTTTGCGCCCCCACGGAGGGCTACGCTCTCCAGCAGGGAGACTTCGCCAATCTGCCGACAATTTCGCCGGATGCCCGAAAAGCCCTCCTGGAGGCCGCACGTTCGCTCGACGAGGTTCCGGCGGCAAGCACGCCGACCGCCCCCGCCGGAGCAAACGTGGGGCAACGTGGCGCGGATTTCGCCCCTACGGGCGGAAAGGACGCGTTCGACCTCGCCCCTGGGGACGATTTCAACGCCCGTGGCGACGTCCATCCGCTCCTTCTGGCGGCGGGATGGCAGTTCGCGGGGAACAACCCCGACGGCAACGAACTCTGGACGCGTCCCGGAAAGGACCCTCGCAACGGCATCTCGGCGACCTACAAGGACGGATCGTTCTATGTCTTTTCGTCGAACGCCGCACCGTTCGAGCCGAACGTCATGTACAGCCCGTTCGCGGTCTATGCGACCTTGAACCACAACGGCGACTACACGGCTGCGGCATCGGCTCTGCTCTCGCAGGGCTACGGCAAGGCGAGGAGCGACCTCGGCTGCGTTACGCTCAACCTGAAGCCGGTTGCCGCCGGAACGACACAGGCCGAGGAAGGCCCGATATCGCTGGGGACGCTGAAAAAGCGCTTCCCGGAGATGCGCCCCGTCCTCATCGACGGATTCCTGCGAATAGGAGAGACCATGAACATAATCGCCGCGCCGAAGACCGGCAAGAGCTGGCTCGTCACTCAGCTGTGCGTCTGCGTCGCCTCCGGGACGGACTGGTTCGGCCACGTCTGCACGCCCGGACGTGTCCTCATCATCGACAACGAGCTTCACGAGGAGACGTCGGCGAACCGCATCCCGCTCGTCGTGGACGCGATGCGCAGGGCGAACCCAAGTCTCCCCAACGTGGACGACATGATCGACGTGTGGAACCTCCGAGGCAAGTGGAAGTCGATAGCCGACCTCTCCGCGTGGCTTCCGAGGTTCAGGGAGGCGGGGTACAGGATGATAGTCATCGACGCATTCTACCGCGCCCTCCCGAAGGACACGGACGAGAACGACAACGGGTCGATTGCGAGCATCTACAACTTGATCGACACCTTCGCCAAGCAGGTCGGGTGTTCGTTCGTTCTCATCCACCACACGTCGAAGGGAAACCAGTCGCAGAAGACGATCACCGACGTTGGCGCGGGAGCGGGCTCACAAAGCCGTGCTGCGGACACGCACCTCATCCTCCGCGAACACAAGGACGACGGCTTCCTTGTCCTTGAGGCGGTCGTGCGTTCGTTCCCGAGGCAGGAGCCGATTGTCCTTCAGAAGGCGTTTCCGCTCATGCTTCCCGACTACGAGAGGAACCCTGAAGACCTCGCGGGCAAGTCGGAAGTCGGCGTCAAGAAGGACGACCCTCCGCCGGCCGAGATAGCGAAGCGGCTTGCGGAGCTTGTCGATCCCGACCATCCACAGGCCAAGGGAGTCTTCATCGACACGGTGAAGACGGCCTACGGCCTCATGGAGAAGACGGCGAAGCTGGCGGTGGAACGCGCCATCACGGACGGTCTCATCGTCTGCGGGAGACTCCCGAACCAGCCCAAGGGAATGCAGGCTACGAAGTTCATAACGCTTCCCGCAGGGGAGGACGACGAGCCGGATTAGTTTTTCTTCGCGTGAAAAAACAAAAAGGAAAACTAATTCCGGGTGCGTCCGGCGGTCGGAATTAGTTTTGTTTTGCCTAGGAAAAACAAAACAAAAAACTACTTCCGGCCAGGGCGGAAACGGGTCGATTTAGTTTTGTTTTTTTGCGCTCCCTTTAGGGGCGCAGAAAAATCAAAACTAATCCGTGTCCGCCCAAGCGAAAATCAGGGCTGTCTGGACGTGGAGCGACAGGCCGACCTCCCGAACCGGGAAAAAACGGCTCGGGCCGGGCGGGGTGGGACGTAACGTCCCTGCGAGGCCACGGTTCCTCCCCACCCCCTCTCGAAGGCAGGGCGCGGGAAGGAGCGCAACTCCAGGGCAGACTTTCTTTCAGACGACGTAATTTTTCAAGGAGGCGAAAATGCCAGCAAAACCAGCGGAAATGACCTACGCGACGGTGTGTTCGGGAATCGAGTGCATGAGCGCGGCGGTAGCGCCCCTCGGCGGTTGGAAGCCGGTGTTCTTCAGCGAGATCGAACCGTTCCCGTGTTCGCTCCTGAAGCACCGCTACCCGACGGTTCCGAATCTCGGGGACATGACGAAAATCACAGCCGAGCGGATCGGCGACGAGGAGAAATGGAGGATCACGAATGGAACAGGTGTCATTGAACTTGCCGGGCGTCTCGGCTGTCTCGCCGGCGGCACGCCGTGCCAGGACGTGTCGGTCGCCGGGAAGCGGGCGGGCATGGCAGAGGGGAGCGGGACCCGCTCCAGCCTTGCCTTCCACTTTGCGCGACTTTGCCGAGAGCTACAACCTCGATGGGTCGTATGGGAGAACGTTCCGGGAGTTCTCACCTCAAACGGCGGACGCGACTTCGCGCACTTCATCCGCTCGATTGGGGAATGCGGGTATTCTCTTGCCTACAGGACTCTGGACGCTCAATGGGTGCGAGTGGACGGGCTGCCCCGCGCAGTTCCCCAGAGACGCCGGCGTGTGTGGCTTGTCGGACATCTTGGAGACAGTTGGCGAACACCTGCGGAAGTACTGTTTGAGCCTCAAGGCGTGCGCGGGGATTCTCCGCCGCGCCGCATCGCGGGGCAAGGATTTACCCGAGAGGCTGGCGTTGGCTTTGAAGGCGCAGATCGCCCGGTTCCAACGAACTCAAACGGCGGCGACGTGATGCCCGCCCTCACCGCGCGCGACCTGGAAGCGCGGATGACGGGACAAGCCGACCGCTCCGGCGGCTACGTCATGCAGCCGTCGGGCTTCGACCCCTACGAGCCTGGCGGCGTCAAGTCGGACAGTCCAGAAGTCTCGGGCGCTCTTGTCAACGGATCTTCGCCGGGGTTCCACAATGCGGTGTGTTTTGAGAACCATCAGACTGACGCAAGGACGCAGGAGGTGGACGTCGCCCCCACTATGGGTGCAACGCACAACGCGCAGGCGGCGAACAACAACCCGCTCGTCGTCGCCATCGACATGGACAAGAACAAGCCGACGAACGCCGACAAGCCCGTCCGCAAGGGCGGCGCGGGATTCGGCGTCTCGGAGAAAGGCGCGTCCTATACGCTGACGGCGAGAGACCAGCACGCGGTCGCATACGCCATCGACTCTATGGGGTCCAACGCGATGAAGTCGAAGAACCCGAAGAGCGGCTGTCGGGAGGTCGAGTGTGCGCCGACGCTCACGACTGTTGATTCCGCGCCTGTGAAGCACCAGGGCGGCACGGCTGTCGTGGCGTTCCTGCCGGGCAACTCCAAGAAGGCACGTTCCATAGCCGCCGACGAGGAGGTTTCGCCTACGCTCATGCGGACGCAGGGCGAGAGCGGCAACAAGGTCGCGGTCGCGGCCGAGTGCGTCGGGGTGTTCGACATGGGCGCAAGGAAGACCGGCGCGGGCACGGAAACGAGCGGAGCCTCGCCGACGATCCTCGCCGCGCACGGGACGGACCCCCACGCCGTGTGCATCGGCTTCAACTGCGAGGCCGGAACTCACGACCAGACGCCGAAGGACAACCTCGGAGAGACGCTCGCCGCATGCCACAAGTGCGGCGTCGCCATCGGACTCGACAGGGCGTCCTTCAACCAAGGAAGGAACGCGAAGTTCGGCTTCTCGGTCGAGGAGGAGTGCGCGCCCACGGTCGTTTCCAAGGGGCCGGGCGCGGTCTCGTTCGAGCCTGGGATCGCCAAACGCGAGGGAGCGCCGCACCGATTCTCGGACGAGGTGACGTCGACGCTCCGCTCGGACATGGGCGACAACCTCCCGGCGGTCGCCGTGGACTACATCGTCCGCCGCCTGACCCCGCTCGAGTGCGAAAGGCTCCAGGGGCTGCCGGACGGATACACGCTGATTCCGCATCGCGGGAAGCCTGCGGAGGAGTGTCCCGACACGCCAAGGTACAAGGCGCTTGGCAACGGCTGGGCGGTCAACTGCGCCCGCTGGATATGCCAGCGAATCCAAAAACACGAACAGGAGAACACACATGGAAACTAGCAGGATGAAGGTCGTAAACGTCCCCGTCTCGGAGATCGTTCCCTACGAGAACAACCCGAGAGTCAACGAGGGCGCGGTCGAGCAGCTTGCAAAGATAATCGAGCAGCTTGGCTTCCGCAACCCGGCTGTCCTCAACAAGGACAAGGTCATCATCGAGGGACACACAAGGCTCCTCGCGGTGAAGAAGCTCGGCTGGGAGACGATGCCCTGCATCATCGCCACCGACCTGACGCCGGAGCAGGAGCAGGCCTTGCGCATCGCCGACAACAAGATCGCCGAAATCGCGGAGTGGGACGAGGACAAGCTGAAGGTCGAACTCGCAGCGTTGCAGGAGGCGGGCTTCGACCTCTCGCTCCTCGCGTTCGGCGACGACGAGCTGGACGACCTCCTTGGCGGCGAAGCGGGAACGCACGGCGAGACGGAGCCGGACGCGGTTCCCGAAACGCCGGAGGTTCCCGTCTCTACGCCCGGAGAGGTGTACCAGCTCGGAAAGCATCTTCTCGTCTGCGGGGACTCGACGAAGCCCAACGACGTCGACAAGGTGTGCAAGGCGGACGAGGCCGACCTATGGCTCACGGACCCTCCGTACAACGTGGACTACCACGGATCGGACGGACAGTCGATCCAGAACGACTCGATGGAGGACACGAAGTTCCGCGAGTTTCTTCGAGCGGCGTTCGGCTGCGCGGAGAAGCGCCTCAAACCTGGCGGCTCGTTCTACATCTTCCACGCCGACTCGGAGGGCTACAACTTCCGAGGCGCGTGCTTCGACGTGGGGCTTCGCGTGAGGCAATGCCTTGTGTGGAAGAAGAACTCGCTTGTTTTGGGGCGGCAGGACTACAAGTGGATTCACGAACCCTGCCTCTACGGTTGGCGCGAGGGGGCGGCGCACGACTGGTACTCCGACTGCTCACAGACGACGGTGATGGAGTTCAACAAGCCGAAGAAGAACGACCTCCACCCGACGATGAAGCCCGTCGAGATGCTGTGCTACCTGATCGGCAACTCGTCGAAGCGCGGCGACATCGTCCTCGACACCTTCTGCGGAAGCGGATCGACGCTCATCGCCTGCGAGAGGACGGGGCGCGTGTGCAGGGCCGTCGAACTCGACCCGAAATACTGCGACGTAATCCGCAAGAGGTGGGCGGAGTTCGTGCATGGGGAGGGATGCGAGTGGGAGCGGCTGACTCCGCCCCTGGGCAACGGCAACACGTCATCAGACACGTCACCGGCGCCAAGTGCCGAGGAAGCACACGATGAAGGTGCTTGAACTCTTCTCCGGGACGGGCGTCCTGTCGGCTGCGTTCAGGGAGCGCGGCCACAGGACGCTGACCGTGGACTGGGATGAGTCGCACAAGCCCGACCTCAAGGCGGACATCGGAACGCTGTCCGCCGATGACGTCGTTCGGCTGTTCGGTCGCCCGGACGTCATCTGGGCGAGTCCCGACTGCACGACGTATTCGGTCATGTGCATCTCGCGCCACCGCGACGGCGTGAAGCCAAAGTCGGAGTACGCTGCGCAATGCGACCGCGTGAACGCCCATGTGTGCGACCTCATCCGCGAACTTAAGCCCAAGGCGTGGTTCGTCGAGAACCCGGTGGGGATGCTGCGGAAGATGCCATTCATCCTGAAGCTGATGGAAGACACGGGCGGAAGCCGCCATACGGTGACGTACTGCCAGTACGGCGAGAGGCGGCAGAAGCCGACCGACATCTTCACGAACCACCCCGACCCGCTGTTCCGCCCGCCGTGCAGACGCGGCGACAAGTGCCACGATGCCGCGCCTCGCGGCTCCAGGACGGGGACACAGGGGTTGAAAGGCAAAGCTCTCCGGGCGAAGCTCCCGAAGGAGCTTTGCGACCATGTCGTCCGCATCTGCGAGGGTCTTGTGTAAGTGGGAAAAGTGTGCAAACTCCGCGATTGTGTCGTGTAGACGGTTTCCACTGCACGACACAGTGCCGTAGGAAACACACTCCCAAATGCGGCGTAAGTTGGCGAGAAACGCCCGATTTACGCCGTATCTCCTTGAAAATCCAAGTAATACAGCCCGATAGAGGCGTGAGAGATCTATACGTCGACATTGACATGTCGAGGATCCACACTATCGGGCGACACTCTACGACAAACCAGCAAACCGCCCCGCAGAATCGGGGCAGAAAGGCGAAAAATGGCAAAGAAAATCCAATCTTCCGAATACTGCACGGTCGGACATCCCGACAGGACGTGCGACTATATCGCGAGCTATATCCTGGATCGCTACATGGAGGCCGACAGGAACTCAAGGGTCGCGCTGGAGGTTCAGCTCAAGGACGAGTTCTGCACGATATCCGGCGAAGTGACCAGCGACGCCCGTTTTGGAACAGGCGAGATCGCGGCATTTGCGCGAGAGGCGGTCGAGAAGATCGGCTATACGCCGGAGTACCAGGCGAAGTTCGGAGCGGCGAATGTCGTCTCCGGGCGCGAACTCGTCGTGGAGACACACATATCGCAGCAGTCCGGCGACATCGCGCAGGGAGTGAACCGCGACAGCTGGGGCGACCAGGGCATCTTCTGGGGTCTTGCGGTGGACGAGCCGAAAATGGGCTATCTTCCGAAGGACTATTTCCTTGCCCGCAAGCTCGGACGGGAAATCGCCGGGAAGCTGGGCGGGCTGGACGTGAAGACACTTGTCACGCTTGAGGACGGGAAGCCCGTCGAGTGCTTCATCGCCATCCCGCTTGCGCCGGGCGAGGACGATGCACCCGTCATCGAGACGGCGAGGACGCTGGTCGGCGAGGACTGCCGCATCGTCGTGAACGGAACGGGTCGGTACGTGACGCACGGCTCCGTCGGCGACTGCGGCACGACTGGCAGGAAACTCGTCGTAGACTTCTACGGCGGGAACTCCCGCATCGGCGGCGGCTCGCCCTGGGGCAAGGACCCGACGAAGGCGGATGTCACCTTGAACGTCTACGCCCGCAGGTGCGCCCTTGAGGGCATGAAGCGGTACGGGCTTCCCGAGATGCGCTGCGCGATATCGTGCTGCATCGGCCGCCGCGACATCCGCGTCTCGCTGTTCGACAGGGAGATGAACCTCGTCGAGGAGCGGATCGAGTCCGATCCCGCGAGCCACCTCATCGAGCTTCTCGGACTAGACAAGCCCGTCTATGCCGACACGTGCGCTCGCGGTCTCTTCGGATACGAGACGCTTTAGCGGACGGAGGCGAAGAGCCCGCGACCGGCCTTGCGGAAGCGCGACGCGTCGCCCTTGTCCTTGATCTCGCGGATGATCGCGGAGTAGAGGGTCTGCTCCGGCGTCTTGCCGCCCTTGGGCGTCCAGAGGCCGGAGGACTTCGCCTTTTCGATCATCGCCCTGACCGCCAGCGGCTCGTCGGACTGTTCTAGTACGGCGGCTGCGGCGTTCAGGAGCGAGAGTCCTTTCTCGGTCGAGGTCACCGCAGGCTTCGCCGCCTTGGACTTCGCAGCCTTGGGCGCGGCGGTCGCGGCGGACTCTCCGCCTTGTGATTCGAGCGACTTGACGGTGAGAGTCTTGCCGTTTCGCGTCTCGACCGTCCAGCCGTTCTCGGCCTTTGCCTTGACGCGCACCTCGACGAGGTTGCGTCCCACCTTGGCGAATGCGCGGTCGCCCGCCCTGTATTCCTTGCTCATTGCATCGTTCCTTTCATTGCGTCCGCCCACCACGGGCAGGACGGCGCACATATTCGCTCTTATTCCGGGATAAGTCAACGGGGCAGGGCGAACTATCTTCAACAGTCTTCACAGGAGGCCAGCCATGCCTGAACAGAGCCGCGACCACATTACGAAGGAGAACTTCGTGACAGCCATGCGCAGGTCGGGGTCCCGCACCCTGACGCTCGAACGGCTCGAAGCCGACATCGCCGCCGGCGCTCCCGTCAACGCGGACGGGACGGTCAACATCCTGAAGTACGTCGCGTGGATTGCAAAGGAGCTTGGAGATGACGGTCAACGTTAAGAAGATGAAGCCCGTGGAGATGGTGCGCTTCCTGAACTCCACGGAGCTGGGGACGGTCCTCTCCGCAGCGATGGTGTACCGGCATTTCTCGGAGGCGGGCTACCGCATCGCCTCGACAGAGGATTCACGTTGTCTGAGCTTCTACCGCTACGCCGCGTGGCTCATCGACAAGCGCAATACGCCGCCAGATCCCATTGGCGGGTATGAAGCCCACCGCGAGGCTGCGGCGCAGCGCCAGGCGGACTTGTCACTTGCGGGGCGCGACATCGGGGAACTTCCCGCCGTTGTGGACGAGGCGCGAAAGGAATCGTGCCGATTCGACTTTCGCAAGTTCTGCGAGACGTATTTCCCCGAAGTGTACAACCTCGAGTGGTCGGACGACCATCTCCGCGCGATAGCGAAGCTACAGAAGGCAGTCCTCGAAGGCGGGCTCTTCGCCTTGGCGATGGCGCGAGGAAGCGGCAAGTCTTCGCTCACTGAGACTGCGGCGATATGGGCTATGGCCTACGGACACCGCGAGTTCATCGTCGTCATCGGCGCAAGCGAGGGAGCGGCTCTTGAGATGCTCGACTCGATCAAGACGGAACTTGAGGTGAACGAACACCTTGCGGAGGACTTCCCAGAGATGGTGTACCCGATAGCCCGTCTGGAGGGTATCGCCAACCGCTGCGCGGGGCAGCTCTACAAGGGCGAGCGGACGCGCATCGCGTGGACTGCGAGCGAAATCGTCCTTCCGACAATCGCTGGCGCGGCGTCTTCCGGCGCAATCGTCCGCGTCGCCGGCATCACGGGTCGCATTCGCGGCATGAAGTACAAGCGCCCCGACGGACGGACTATCCGTCCGGAGTTCGTCATCGTCGACGATCCGCAGACGAGCGAGTCCGCCGGCTCAGCCGAGCAGACGAGGAAGCGCGTCCGCGTACTCGCGGGCGACGTGCTTGGGCTTGCCGGCCCCGGTCGCAAGATCGCGGGCGTCATGCCATGTACGGTCATCCGCCCCGGCGACATGGCCGAGCAGATGCTCGACCGCTCGAAGCACCCCGAATGGAACGGCGAGCGCTGCCGGATGCTCTACAAGTTCCCGAAGAACGAGGAGCTGTGGAACCGCTACGCCGACCTACGCGCCGACGAGCTGCGGGAGAAAGGCACGTTCGAGAAAGCGACCGCGTTCTACGCCGCGCACAGGAAGGAGATGGACGAGGGTGCGGTCGTCGCGTGGCCCGCCCGCTACAACCACGACGAGATTTCCGCCGTCCAGCACGCTATGGACCTGAAGCTCACCGATGAGGCTGCGTTTTGGGCCGAGTACCAGAACGAGCCTCTGGCGGAGGACTTGGGAACTGAGGAGCAGCTCACGCTGGACGGAGTTTCGTCTCGCGTGAACGGGCATTCACGGCTCGGAGTCCCCGTCTCGGCGACGCACGTGACGGCATTCATCGACGTCCAGAAGACGATGCTCTTCTACTGCATCGTCGCCTGGGACGACGACTTCACGGGCCGCGTCATCGACTACGGAGAGTGGCCTGACCAGAAGCGGCGCTTCTTCACTCTGAACGACGCGAACGTGACGCTCCAGCAGAAGTTCCCGCGAAGCGGTCTCGAAGGATGCCTCTACGAGGGATTGAAAAGGCTCACGGGAGAAATCCTCGGACGCGAGTATTTCCGCGACGACGGCGCGGCGATGCGGATCGAAAAGTGTCTTATCGACGCGAACTGGGGCCAGTCGACGGACACCGTGTACCAGTTCTGCCGCGAGTCGGAATACGCCTCCGTCCTCACGCCCTCGCACGGCAAGTACATCGGCGCCAGCTCCAAGCCGATGGGCGAGTACAAGAAGGCAATCGGCGACAGGGTCGGCCTCAATTGGCGGATGCCGAACGTGCGCGGCAAGCGGGCGATCCGCCACGTCGTGTACGACACCAACTTCTGGAAGTCGTTTGTGGCGACGAGGCTTCTTACTTCCACGGGCGACCGAGGCGCATTGACGCTCTTCGGGCGAAGCACCGCCGACCACCTGCTCTTCGCAGAGCATCTAACGGCAGAGTACCGCGTAAAGACCGAGGGTCGCGGACGCCGCGTGGACGAGTGGAAGATGAGGCCCGACGCCAAGGACAACCATTGGTGGGACTGCATCGTCGGAAGCGCGGTCGCGGCCTCGATGTGCGGATGCGTCCTTGCCGGGACGATGACTGACGGGAAGCCGAAGACGGCTGCGAAGCCCAAGGTGAAACTGTCTGAACTGAGGCGATTGAAGAGGTAGAAAAAATATTCTCAAAAAGTCTGTTAAAACCCTGTACCAAACGTCGTATAAGAGAGTGGGGGGAATCAATCATTTGCGTAAGGGTGCCCCGTCATAGGAAATTCGCCAGTAGAAAAACCAAGCCGAGGAGGAGGGAGCCGCCATGCGTTACGGGAGCGTGTGCAGCGGAATCGAGGCTGCGAGTGTCGCATGGCGGCCCCTTGGCTGGCGATGCGCGTTCGTCTCGGAAACCGATTCGTTCGCGTCCGAAGTGCTGAAACACCGTCTGCCTGGGGTTCCGAACCTCGGCGACTTCACGAAGATACGGAAAGGAGGATACGATGGAGACATCGACCTCCTTGTCGGCGGAACGCCCTGCCAGTCGTTCTCTACAGGCGGCAAGCGCGGAGGAATCGCCGACCCGAGGGGCGGCCTCGCAATCGAGTTTGTCCGCCTGGCTGAGAGGACGGATGCGAGATGGCTGGTCTGGGAGAACGTCCCAGCCGTCCTTGCCATCAATGGCGGGCGCGACTTCGCGGCATTCCTCTCCGAACTCGTCGGATGGGATGTCAAAGTCCCAGACGGCGGATGGGGAAACGCGGGGATCGTCACCAACGCGCCCGGACGCGTTGGCGTTTCGTGGCGAGTGCTGGACGCTCGATATACCAGAGTTTCCGCATTTCCAAGGGCGGTGCCGCAGCGAAGGCGTCGTGTCATCCTTGTCGGATGTCGTGATCGCTGGCAAAGTGCCGCAGAAGCATTGCTTGGCGGCGAACTATGCGGAGGCGATGCTTGCCCGCGCAGAGCGCCTTGGGTATCCGCTTCCGACGACGCTGGAGAATGTGCTTCGGGAGAGTGCTTCCCGATAGACATGATGAACATCGAGGGGCGCACGAAGAACCTCAAGACGAAATGCTACGACGAGGCGGGCGCGGCGATGTACACATTGCGCTCAAGCCACGTGAACGCCGTATGCACGCCATGCCAGCTGCGGAGACTTCTCCCGGTCGAATCAGAGCGGCTCATGGGCTTCCCGGACGGCTGGACGGACATTCCGTGGAAAGGCAAGGCGCACGCACCCGACGGATTCCGCCACAAGGTGTGCGGGAACTCGATGTGCGTAAACGTCATGCGCTGGATCGGCGAGAGGATATCCGCCGTCGCAGCGGGAAAGGAGTTTGAAGACTATGGACGAGAAGTCCCTCGAAGAGGCGATGGAGCGGCTCCTCACCTCGCCCAAGGAGGTGGAGGTTGACGGACAGCGGGTGACGAACCAGTCGGTCGGCGACCTCATCAAGGTGGCCAACTACCTCGCCTCGAAGAACGCCCTCAAGGGGAAAAGGCTGCCGATTCGCATCACGAAGATGGCGGCGGGAGGAGGCGCGGTATGAGGCTGTGGCCATCGAAGAAGAAGGACGCGAAGGCGAGGTCGTCGCTCCTCGCGAGGTTTCTCCGCGCAAGGTTCGACGCCGCCCAGACGACGAAGGACAACGCGAAGCACTGGGGCGCGGCGGAATTCCTTTCAGCGGACGCAGAGGCGGACTCGAACGTCCGCAAGATTCTCCGCACCCGCGCAAGGTACGAGGTGCAGAACAACTCCTACGCTCGCGGCATCGTGAAGACGCTTGCGGAGGACACGATAGGGACGGGGCCAAGACTCCAGATGCTCCTCGAAGACGAGGAGACCAACAGGAAGATAGAGCACGACTTCCAGGTGTGGGCGAAGAAGACGCACCTCGCGTCCAAGCTGCGGACCATACGAATGGCCCGCTGCCAGGACGGAGAGGCGTTCGTTCTCCTCGCCAGGAACCCGATGCTCAAAACGAACGTGACGCTCGACATGCAGCTCATCGAAGCCGACCGGGTTACGGATGACGAACTGACAGTCGATCCGAACTGCATAGACGGCGTCGCGTTCGACCAATTTGGCAACCCGAAGTCCTACAAGGTGCTGAAGAAGCACCCCGGCGGGACAGACTCGTTCGACGCTGAGTTCGTGACTATCAAGGCAGAGAACATGATCCACGTGTTCCGGCAGGATCGTCCCGAGCAGCATCGCGGAATCCCGGAGATTACCGCTGCGCTTCCTCTGTTTGCACATCTCCGCCGGTTCACGCTGGCGGTGGTGAGCGCGGCGGAGGCGGCTGCGGACTTCTCCGGCATCCTCTACACGGACGCGCCCGCGAACGGCGAGGCCGATTCCGTAGAGGCGATGGACACGATCCAGCTCGAGCGGAACATGCTCCTCACGATGCCGGGCGGCTGGAAGATGAGCCAGGTCGACCCGAAGCAGCCGGTCACGACATACGGCGAGTTCAAGCGCGAGATATTGAACGAGATCGCAAGGTGTCTTTCGATGCCTTTCAACATCGCCGCTGGCAACTCGTCCGGCTACAACTACGCAAGCGGCAGGCTCGACCACCAGACCTACTACAAGGCGCTGAAGGTTGACCAGTCGTTCATGGAAGCCGAAGTCCTCGACAGGATTCTGGAGCCGTGGCTCAAGGAATGGAACCTTGCGACCGCCAGCGGCATCGATCTTTGCGACTGCCGCCACGTTTGGTTCTGGGACGGACAGGAGCATGTCGATCCCTCCAAGGAGGCGACCGCGCAGCAGAAGCGGCTCGAGTCGCGCACGACGAACCTCGCAATCGAGTACGCCAAGCAGGGACGCGACTGGGAGGTCGAGCTTCGGCAGATCGCCAAGGAACGCGAGCTTATGAAGGAACTCGGAATACCCGAGGAACAATCTCAACAGGAGAAAGACGAAGATGGAAGCGAAGAGTGAATACCTAGAAATATCCGCAGCACAGGGTGCTGGCGGCAAGCACACCGTCGCGGGACTCGCCTACGGTGGCGGGAAGATGCGCCTCTTTGGATGGTCGCACCCCGTGGTCGTGGACTTGTCTGGGATGGTTGTTCCCGAATCCGTGCCGCTCTTGGCAAACCACGAGAACCACACGCTGGGGCGCGTCGGGCTCGTCAGGGCGAAGATCGCCGACGGGCATCTCGCAATGTCCGGCGAAATCGTCGCGGCGGGCGAGCTCGCCGAGGCAATCGTCGCGCAGGGCAAGGCGGGCGCGGACTGGCAGCTCTCGATAGGGGCAGAGGTCGAAGCCGCCGAGCTTGTCCAGCAGGGAAAGAGGAAGGTGAACGGAGTCGAACACGAAGCCCCGTTCTACCACGTAACGAAATCCACTTTGCGGGAGGTCTCCGTCGTCGCCGTGGGCGCGGACCGCTCGACACACATGAAGGTCACGGCAAAACTCGAACTGAAAGGAAACTCCATAATGGAACCTGAAAACAAGGGAACGGGCAATGGGGGACAGGGAACGGAGACTCCCGCGACCCCTGCGACGCCCGCAGCAGCAACGGCGGCTGCCAAGCCCGCCGAGACACCGAGCGCCGCGACGCCGGCCGCGACGCCAAAGACCGTGGCCGCAGCCGCGACGGTCGAGAAGCCATCCGCGCCGATGCCCGACGCAAAGGCGATAGCCGCCGACGCGATCAAGGCGGAGCGCGAGCGCGTCGCGATGATCAAGGCCGTGTGCGGCGGAGAGTTCGCCGACATCGAGGCCAAGGCAATCGCCGAGGGCTGGGACAGGAACGCGGTCAACGAGGCGGTGTTGAAGGCGTACCGCGAGAAGCAGCCCACGACCTCCGCCCCGACCGTGACGGTGAAGACGTCCGGCATGACGGCGAAGACGCTGGAGGCGGCGCTCTCGCTCCGCGCCGGCATCGACGGCGACACGCTCGCCAAGGAGATGGGCGAGGAGACTGTCGAGGCCGCGATGAAGGACTCCGACATTCCGCTTTCCGGGCTTCTCGCCGAGTGCATGAAGCTCGAGGGCATGGCGGTCCCCCGCACCTTCGACAACACGTCCATCAAGGCGGCGTTCTCGACGGTGTCGCTCCCCGGAATCCTCTCCAACGTCGCGCAGAAGAAGCTTCTGCAGGCGTACCGCGCCCAGCCGATCATCGCGACGAGGCTCTGCACCAGCGCCGATCTCTCCGACTTCAAGGAGAACGAGCGCTTCCGTTTGACCGACATCGGCGACTTGAAGCCCATCGGCGCGGACGGCGAGATCAAGGACGGCGGCGTCTCCGAGGAGAAGGCCGTGAACCAGCTCGACACCTACGCCAAGAAGTTCTGCCTGACCAGGAAGATGATCATCAACGACGACCTCGGCGCGTTCCTGAAGGTGCCGACCGCGATGGGCAACCGCGCGGCGCGTCTCGTCGACCAGCTCTTCTTCACGCGCCTGCTCGCCAACCCGACGATGACGGACGGGAAGCCGCTCTTCTCGACGAACCACAGGAACCTCCTGACGGGCGCGAACTCCGCCCTCTCTGCGGACTCCCTCAAGAAGGCGATCAAGGCGTTCCTCGACCAGACGGACGCGGACGGACAGCCCATCTCGGTGGAGCCTTCGATTCTGCTCGTCCCGACGGCTCTCAAGTTCCTCGCGGTCGAGCTGACGCGCGGCGCGGCCTTGATGATGTCCGGCGGCGCGGAGCAGACGATCCGCCCGACGCTGAACGTCCTCGCGGAGGAGAACCTCTCCATCGTCTCCAGCCCGTACCTCTCCAACGCAAAGTACGCGGGCGCGAGCGAGACGGCGTGGTATCTCTTCGGCAAGCCGGGGACGGTGGACACCTTCGAGATCGGCTATCTCAAGGGCAAGCGCACGCCGACCGTGGAGCGCGGCGACCTGGACTTCAACGTCCTCGGAATCTGGTTCCGCGTGTACTTCGACGTGGGCATCCGCGAACAGGACCATCGCGGCATGCTCAAGGCGAACGGCGCGGCGGCCTAAGGCAATCTGCCGCAGGGCCGGGGCGGGGTTCTTTGTTTGTTTCTTCCCCCGCTCCGGCCTGCGGCCTTCTTCAACTTCAATCGAGAAAGGAATCCGAAAATGGATGCAAGGTATGTTCAGAGGGGCGACGCCATCGACTACACGCCTATGGCGGACGTCGCGGCGGGCGACGTGGTCGTTCTCGCCAACAAGCTCGTCGGCGTCGCGAAGCTCGACATCAAGGTGGCGGAGCTTGGCGCGCTGGCGTTGACCGGCGTGTACGAAGTCGCCAAGGCGAGCGGCGCAGCGTTTGCGGTCGGCATGGAGGTCGCGTGGGACGCGACCAACAGAAAGGCCGTCGCCGCCGGAGCGTCCGGCTCGGTCAAGATGGGCCACGCGGTCGCCCTTGCGGGCGCTTCCGACCCCACCGTGTTCGTCAGGCTCAGCCAGGGGCTGTCGTAAGCCATGATCAAGAGCGGAATCGAGACCCTCCGCGCAATCCAGATGGCAAGCGTCGCCTCCGACGTCGTGTACAAGCGGCTCGGAGGCGACGCGAAGACCGTCAAGGCGGTTGTCGGGCGGACCGTGTTCCGCTCTACGGACGTTGACGGAATCTGGACGCGGATCGAGACTCGGGACTTCATTGTCGGCAAGGCGCTGATCGACTTCGAACCGCAGGTCGGCGACGAGATCGAGTTCCTTGGGAACACATACGAAGTCTTGAGTCCGAACGGCGAACCGGCATGGCGGTGGAGCGACGCGTTCCACACGGCGTATCGAATCCACACCAAGCATACGGGAGGATAGGATCATGGCTGAGAAGGACGAACACAACCCCGGAATGCCGCCGGGCTTTCCCGAACTCTGGGAGGGTCTGACGCGGGCGAGAATGGACATTGCCGAACTCAAGGGCATGGTGAAGATGCACTTCGCCGACGGGGCGCACCATACGCCGCCCTGCGCGACGGCAACCGGCTTGCAGAAGACTCTCCACGCGGCGATGGGGGCGGCGATAATCTCGCTGCTTTCGGCGGTGGGAACGCTCGTCTTCGAGGTGGTCAAGGGAATGTCGCACTAGCGGCGGAACTGGAGGCGGAACATGGTTGACATCATCAGCCTTGCGCATGGCGTCGCCGAGCGGATCGGCGAGGCGGACGTCGAGCTTGCGCCCGAATACTCATTGAAGGACGTGAAGGAGCGGACGCGCATCGTGGTCGTTCCCGTAGGGATCAAGCACAAGATGCTTGCTCGCGGGTTCAGGGAGGACTTTCTCACCGTCCAGGTGGGCGTTCTCAGGAAGACTACGGAGGACGAACTCGTCGATCTCGTCAGCTACGTCCAGACACTTGCGCTCGACTTCCTGCACACGACCGTGCGTGGAGCCAAGTGCGTCGAGGCGAATCACGCCCCGCTGTACGTCCCCGACCACATGAGGGACCGCCGCCAGTTCACGGGGATAGTCGAACTCCTCTTCAAGGAGGTCAACGAACACCGCGTGGCGGAGGGCGCGGGATGAAGTCGGTGGTCGAGTTCGACGAGGACGGCCTTGTCGCTTGGATCGCGAGGGCGAGCCGAGAGTTCCTGAAGCGTGCGGGCGCATACGTGAGGACTGTCGCGCGGCGCAAGGTTCTCACAAGCCCCAAGCCGTCGCAGCCGGGGCAGCCGCCCCATTCGAGGCGGGGACTCCTGAAAAGAGGCATCCTCTTCGGCGTCGAGCGCGACGGCAAGTCCGTCCTTGTCGGACCCGGCTTCAGTTTTGTCGGCGAGTCGATGTCCGCACACGAATTCGGCGGCAAGTACCGAAAGGAACGCTATCCGAAGAGACCCCTCATGGGGCCGTCGCTCAAGGAATCTGCGCCCCGCCTCGCCAAGATGTGGGACGGAGCTGTGAAGTGATTTGAACACACAAAGGAGAAAACCAAATGGCATACAAACTTGGACTTGATGCAAAGCTCTTCCACGGCGCTGCCGGTTCGACGGCCAGCTCGGAGATGAAGAACTGCAAGGACGTCACGCTGAACCTCGAAACGGGCGAGGCGGACATCACGACCCGCGCCGCCGAGGGCTGGCGAATCACGGCGGCGACGCTGAAGGACGCGTCCCTTGAGTTCGAGATGGTCTGGGACACGGCGGACGCCGGTTTCAAGGCGATCAAGAACGCCTACTTCAACAACACGGCTATCGCCCTGTTCGCGTCCGACGGCGACGGAAACGGCCTCGACGCCGACTTCGTGGTGACGTCGTTCTCGCGTTCCGAACCGCTGGAGGAGGCGCTCACGGTGAGCGTCACGTGCAAGCCGACGCTCGTCTCTCGCGCGCCGACCTGGAAGGACGGAGGCGGCTCGTAACCGGGCCGCTTTCTTTGAAACCTTCAAAGGAAAGGAAATGGGCACATGAAGACATTTACCGACAACAAGGGGCGGGTCTGGGATGTCGAGCTGAACATCCGGCAGATGAAGCGCGTGAGGGACGTCCTCGGGATCGACCTCGTGAACGTCATTTCCGCTAACAAGGACGGGAGCGTTTCCACCGACACGCTGGAGCGCGTCGCAAACGACCCGATCCTGCTCGTCGACATTCTCTGGGTTCTCTGCGAGGGACAGGCGAAGCCGGCCGGGGTGACCGATGAAGACTTCGGATCGTCCCTCGCGGGGGAATCCATCGAGGAGGCGACGAGGGCGTTCCTCGACGAACTCGTCGATTTTTTCCCAGGGGCGAGGAGGCTGTATCTTCGGAAGGCGGTCGACCTCGCAAGGAAGTACGAGCGGGAGAGCGCGGAAGTCCTCCAGAAGGTGCTGGAAAGCCCCGAGTTCGAGGAGCGGCTGAAGACCTCCTTGAAACCGCCTGCCGCCTCGCGGGGATCTGCGGAGTAGACCCGAACCCGCTCACGTTGCGCGAACTCGCGCTGATGGCGGACGGACGCGCGAGGTTCGAGTGGGGAATAGCGTCCTCGCAGATGGCTCTCATGGCGAACCTCCAGCGCGACCCTAAGAGAGGACAGCCGTTCAAGCCAGCCGACTTCAACCCGTTCGTCCCGAAGGAGAAGAAGATAGTCCTTCGAGGGGCCGACATGAAGGACGCGCTTGTGGCCGCGTTCGTGAGGAGGCGGCCATGACGGAACGGTACGACTGGGAGCGGCTGGTAGTCCTTGCGGAGCAAGTGGCAAAAGCCGCCGCAGAATATGCGGAAGCGCATGGCGCGAAGAGCGAGGTCTCAAACTTCGCAAAGGCAGCGGGGAGATTCCTCGCTGCGAATAACACATCGGAACCCGAAAGGAGGTAGCGGATGGCTGCGACTGCCAACATCAAGGCGGGCAAGGCGTATGTCGAGGTGACCGCCGAGACCTCGCGGTTCCGCAAGAACCTCGCGGGTGCGCAGGCGGAGCTTCGCGCCTTCGGGAAGACCTGCACGGCGCTTGGCCGCGACATGCTCGCCTTCGGCGGTGCCCTGTCGCTTCCTTTCGCAATGGCGGAAAAGTCGTTCGCGGGTTTCGACGACAAGATGCGTCTCGTCCAGGCGGTGACGAACGCGACGGGCGAGGCTTTCGACAGCCTCACCAAGACGGCGCAGAGGCTGGGGCGGGAGACGTCCTTCACCGCGCAGCAAGTGGCTGACGCGATGATCGCGCTGGGTCGGATGGGATTCGACCGTGGGGAGATCGAAGCCTCGATCTCCTCAGTTTTGAATTTGAGCCGTGCGACCGGCACGGAGCTTTCGGAGTCGGCGGACATCGCGGCCAACTCGATGCGCATCTTCGGGCTTGAGGCGTCCAAGATGTCGAAGGTCTCGGACATCCTCACGGCGACCGCGAACGGGTCGGCGCAGACATTGACCGACCTCTTCGAGGGGCTGAAGATGGCGGGGCCGCAGGCGGCGGCTGCGGGCGAGACGCTCGACGAGCTGTGTGCTGCCCTCGGAGTCATGGCGAACATGGGTGTCAAGGGTTCCCTCGCTGGAACGGCTCTTCGGAAGGCGTATGTCCAGTTCGCGGACGTGAAGGTACAGAAGACGCTCCGCGAGGTCGGGGTCGAGGCGACGGACGCCAACGGCAATCTCCGAAAGATGTCGGACGTGATGCGCGACATCGCAATCGCCACGAAGCAGCTCCCGACGGCGGAGCGGCTCGCGTTCATGAAGGACGTGTTCGACGTCCGGGGCATGATGTCCGGGATGTCGCTCACAAAGGACGTGAAGGAGCTGGACGCGTTCCTCGCGAAGCTGAAGGACGTCTCCGGCCAGGCGGACGCGACCGCCAAGGCGATGGACGCCGGTATCGGCGGGTCGTTCCGCCTCTTTCAGAGCGCTGTAGAGGGCGCGATGAACGCGACCGGCGAGGCATTGAACTCGACGATCAAGCCGATGGTCGAGCGGATAACGGCGGTCATCAACTCGTTCATGAAGTGGATCGAGGCGAACAAGGGGCTTGTCGCCTCGGTCGCCGTGACGGTAGGCTCGATAGCCGCCCTTGGCGCGTCATTGCTCGCTATCGGCACGGTGAGCCGTGTGCTTTCGGGCGGGATTGGAGCACTGTCGGGCGTGTTCTCCGCTTTCGCGGGAGTCCAGGCGGCACTTGCGGGCAAAGGAGTCCTCGTACAGGGGGCGTTTTCGTTGATGGCGCGGGCGTTTGCGGACTACCGCAACGCTGCAATCCCGGCTATGGTCGGTACGAGCCGCCTGTTGGCCGCCCTGAACCTGCCAATCGACAGCCGGGCGAAGCAGATAGCGGCGAGTCTGGTGCTGATGTCGAACGCGGAAGCGGCGGCAGCAGCGAAATCGGCGCTGGCATCGAGGTTCGCGGCGGTGACAGCCGCCTTGAGAAGCCTGAACGGTGCGACAATTGCGGCGACCGTGAGCGCAAAAGCCCACGCCGCCGCCGAGACAATCGGCACAATCGCGGCAAAGGCGGCTACGGCGGCGCACGTGGCGTTCGCGGCGGTCGGTCGGGCATTGACCCTATCCCACGCGAAAGCCGCTCTGACGGCGGGTGTGGCGGCTACGGCGAACGTCGCCCTTGCCGCGACCACCAAGGTGGTGGCGGCAGGCTATCTCGCGGCTTCTGCAGCGGCGACCGCGTTCTGCGCGATCCCGATCACATGGGTGCTGATCGGCGTGGTCGCCGCGCTGGGCGGTTTGTGTGCTTACATGGCGAGCGCCACCAAGCACACGGCAAGCCTGTCCGATGAGATGGGGAAGCTCCGCGACAAGGGAGACCAGCTCCGGGCGACCGACCAGCTCCGCATGGAGCGGCTGACGCAGCTTGCGGAAAAGGAATCGCTCTCCAACGCCGAGATGCAGGAGGCGGAGAAGCTCGCAAACCAGCTCAAGGGACGCTACGGCGACCTCGGAATCGCAATCGACCATGCGTCCAAGTCCATATCGATGGCCGCCGACGCGCAGAGCCGCTTCAACGAGGCGATGAAGGCGCAGGCGATCCACCAGATAGAGGCAGAGATCGACGAGGCGCGGAAGAACATCCGCGAACTCCACGACGAGAACGACTCCCTGACCGGCTTCTGGGTGAACGCCTGGAACACGGTGACGTTCAGGATGAGCAAGGCTGCGAACGACATCCACGCGAACGGCGAGAAGATACGCTCCGAGATGGACAAGATCTTCGAGGCGGAGAAGAGACTGGAGGCCATCCGTGGCGGCGACAAGGACGCCCTGACGGGCGGCAAGACCGAACACGAGCAGCTGGAGGAAAGGGTCGAGACCGGGCGGAGCGAGAAGCACGCCTCGATGGACGAGGCCGACTCCGCCGCGAAGAAAGCCGCCGAGATCGAGAAGAAGCTCATTCGCGAGACGCGGAGCGAACTCGAGAACGAGGTCTCGGACATACGGGAGCTGCGCGACGAGTACAAGGCTCTCATATCGACGATGCTCTCCTACGAGAAGTCAAAGAAGGACAAGGACCTGGAGAAGATCGCCGACCTTGAGGGACGGCTTGCCGAGGCGGACGCGACAGCCGAACGCCGAATAAAGACGGCGGAGGCCAAGGCGAAGCGGAAGTTCGACAAGGAGATAGCCGACCTCCAGGAAGGATTCGACCAGACGGCGGAGGACATCGCCCAGCGCCGGAGCGAGGGCGAGACGGACCGCAAGGTGGATGCCGCCCTCAAGGACGACGCGGCCAAGGGCATGAAGCTCCTCGCCGACCTCATCAACCAGTCGAAGCTAGCTGCGACGCAGGCGAAGGCCGAGTTCCAGAAGGCTCTCGCGGAGGCACAGGAGGATGGCGACGTTTCCGACGAGGAGACGGCTCGAATCCGAAAGGCGCAGGACGCCTATTCGCTCGCGGAAAGCCTCGTCGACAAGTACGAGTCGAAGCTCCGCTCCGCACAGGAGGCGACGGCGAAGCAGACGTCGGTCGCAAAGCCGCAGGGCACGTTCTACGCGAACGCCGCGCAGTCGCTTCGCGGCTCCCAGATGGAGCAGCGGATGCTCACGGCGACGCAGGAGATCGTGAAGCACACGAAGAAAACCGCTGAACTCCTGAAGGACGGGGCGGGAGGCTCTGCGCTTACGTTCCAGTGATGTTCTGTGCCGCGACATTCATGTCGCGGGGAAAGGAGATTCTATGGCAGAGGTGAGGGTCGAGGAGGCGTACACCGAGCGCGACGAGACAATCGACGCCAAGGGAAACGTCACGGAGGTCGAGATACCGTACCTCGTGTTCAACGTCGCCGACGAGTCGGCTGCGCTCGCCGCCGCGAGGCCGAGGGTCAAGTCGGTCGCCGGCATGAGCCTCGAGTCCATCGAGGTCGTGGAGCGCATCAACGCCACCACGTGGAAGGTCAAGGCGGTCTACGAGGTGGACGACGGCGGCGAGCAGCCGGACGACGATGGTGGCGACGAGGATACGACAGTTTTCGCGTTTGACACGGGAGGCGGCACGAAGCACCTGAACCAGTCGCTCAAGACCGACGGGCGCTATCCGAACAATGCGCCCGACTTCGCGGGGGCGATTGAGGTGGACAACGAGGGGAACGTCAACGGCGTGGACGTGACGATGCCGGTCCTCAACTTCACCGAGACGCACACCCTGTCGGGCTCGCGCGTCTCGACCTCGTACAAGAAGACGCTCGCCTCCCTCACGGGGACGGTGAACCGCTCCGGCTTCAGGGGCTTCTCGGCGGGCGAGGTTCTCTTCCTCGGGGCGAGCGGCACCAAGCGGTCGAAGAAGTCGTCCGCCCCGTGGGAGATCACCTACCGGTTCGCGGTCTCGCCCAACAGGGCGGGCTTCAAGGTGGGCGACATACAGGTGACGCGCAAGTACGGCTGGGACTACCTCTGGGTGCGCTACGCCGACAAGGTGGCCGAGGGCGGCAAGAACGTGGTCAAGAAGCCCGTCGGGGTGTACGTCGAGATGGTGTACCCGGAGGGAGACTTCGGAAACCTCGGCATCGGGAACTGAAACAGGCTGAACACAGTTCAGCCATCAATGCTGAAAGGAGGCGGCTGTGGAGAAAGTGAGGCAGGGAGAGCAGGTCGTCATCAAGGCCTCGACCTGGAACGGCTTTGTCGACGCCGCCAACTTCGTGAAGGAAGCGAGGCAGAACAGCCTGGGGGCAGGAATCAGGTCTGGCGTCGGCGGCGGCATAGTCCCGCTGAAGAACATGGAGGACCGGGACTACCCGCGCTTCTCCGCGCTCGTCATAACGGGTGTGGCGGTATCCCCGAGCGCGAACGAGGACGAGTTCGTCTCGTGCCCCACGGTGTTCGAGGGGCAGAGGATGATCGCCGAGCGCGAGGACATGCCGTATGCGGTCCTCCTTGAGCCGATCGCGGCGCACGAAATCGGGCGGGCGATGCTCCTCGGCCTCACGCCCGCGAAGGTTCTGGTCCAGTCGGCCGACGACCAGTACGCGGTTCCGAAGGCGAATTCGGACGACGGCGCCCTCGAATCGTCCGAGACGGGCGTCGCCCGCATCCTGTGGAAGGCCGGCGGATCGGGGTTGCAGTGGTGCGTCCTCCAGCTCGGCGGCGCTGGCGGCGGCAAGGCCGACGAGCGCGTCGCGATGTGCAAGGTCGTCAGCGGCACCGCGCAGTCGGGCTATACCGTCCAGGTCTATCCGAACGGACGCGGCGACGAGGGCGGGGTCGAACTCTCCGCCGTTCTGTTCGTCCCGGACATCGCGCTCGACTCCGACCTTCCGAGCGGGACGTGGATAATCGGACACAAGGCGCTTTTGCACGCAACGGGAGGGAACGACGAATGAGCTTCATGTACGTTCCCGCGCTGCTGCGCATCCCCGAAGTTCCGGGTTTCACGCCGCCGGAGGGAATCTGGCGCGGCGTCGGCAGGGACGCGAGGCTTTTCGCGTTCAGGGCGGGCGATTCCCGCTGGGGGTACTACGTGATGACCGAGGGGTCGTTCGCCTTCTCCCTCGTCATTGACGGGCGGGAGCTGACGCCGCAGTACTCCACGATCAACGGCTACATCTGGTGGTCGGGCGGGTCGGGCTACGTGTACAACTCGATTGAGTATGGCTGGGTGTACATGCAGGGAAAGTTCCCCGGCTACGAGCCAATCGAGGAGAACTACTCCTACGACGACGACACCGGGGAGTACAAGGCGGAGGGCGACGCCTTCTACTCCTTCACATCTCCGCCGTACAATCCCGACTCGGAGGTAGAACTCGTCGGGCGGGGCAGCAACTACGGAAAGGAGCCGAAGTCGATGACCGCCAAGTGGAAGCGGTGGACGTCGAACAACGAGTGCGGCGTGTACGAGGCGCAGGACGGCGCGAGCGGCGAGAAGATCCTCGGCCTTCCGCGCTTCCGCTCCGGCGGCTACGAATACTTCACCCGTTCATACGCCAAGGTAAAGGGTCACTACACCTACGGGAGGATCAAGTATTCCGACACTTACGGCAAGTGGGTGATCGGCGAGGTGGGCTCCGGCGCGGGCTGGCACGAGGGCGACGAGCCGAAGGTCGGAGGGTCGGTCACGTTCAAGTTCTGCAGGAACGAGGACTCGGAGGCCGAGGGGAGCGACATCACCGTCACATACGTCAACCACGTCCGTGGAGACGAGACGACGAAGGCGTACCTCGGGGAGGTTGCAATATGGAGGTGATCAGCTACGAGGAGCCGCGCTCCTGGGACGACTTCGGGATGGACTGGAACGACCCGGACCCGAGGTGCGCGCACTACGTGATGGCGCTGCGAAACGCCTTCATGGAGAGGATGGCCGCGCCGCAGGAGGGATACTACGCGTCCCACCACGACATCCTCCGCATTTCGCCGTGGAAGGCGGTGAACTCCGACCTGCTCCGTCGGATCATACGGGAGCTGGAGTACCTCTGCCGCTTCTACTACAACCTCGACCCGGAGGTGTACAAGGAGGACTTCTCGGACTTCCCGAGGGTCATGCGCCTGACGGACATCGTGACGCAGGAGGACTGCGAGTGCTTCATGAACGCCTCGCGGGGCGCGGTGTTGGAGCATGGCGGCGAGTGGTTGCGGAAGATAAGGAACGCCATCTGCTGCCTCCACGTCGTGCAATGCTACGACGCGTGGGGGACGACGCTCACGCGGACAGGCTCCGAACACGATCCGCCTTTCGACGAGTCCATCGGCAAGGCGTTCGAGCAGGCTTTCGGGGAAAACCAGCCGAGCGAGTCGAACGGCAAGATCGGGTCACGTCCGAGCATCTACGCATGGAGCGGGAACAACCATTGGAAATGTCCCCGCCCCGACTACGAAGGCGACCCGGAGGACAACAAGGATGGCTACTGCGGCTACGCATACTCGGTGGCCTATCGGTTCAGGAGAATCAGAAGATGGCTCGCGGGACGCGAGGTCGACATCGTCGCGGCCGCAGTCCTCGGCCCGCCGACCGGTCCGACGGGATGGTCGAACGAACTGGCGACGTCCGTGTTCGACACGGGCGAGAGCGGCTTCACTCGGGGGCTCAATCTCAAGCGGGCGCACGTCGAGGACCCGCTGGACGTTGACTTCACCTTCGGCGACATCGACTCGATCCCGCGCAACGAGGTCGTTCCGCAGAGCGACTTCGACAGCGAGGGGGTCGCGACGTGGCGGCGAAGCGCAAAACGCGGCTACGAGGGCAGGATGTACACGTTCCTCGACTACGAATGCGAGAACGGCTTTCGCTTCCGCGCAAAGACGACAGGAGGATGACTTATGCAGACGATAACAATGTACCTGCGGGCGGCATCCGTCAAGGGAACGCTCGTTGACGAATGGAACCAGGCGGTCTCGTCCCTGCCCGCGCTCACCCGTGGGATGAGGGCGGAGCTTGTGCTGAAGCTCGTCGACACGAACGGCGAGCCGCTCGACGGGCTTGGGGCATACGCCTCGTGGGACTTTGCCGTGGCGGACGATTGGGACACGGCAACGACGCCGCAGCTCCGCGTGACCGAGGGGATTACGGTAGAGGGCAACTCCGTTAGGGTTCCCCTTACCGAGACGAACACGACCGAGCTGATCGCGGCCTTGGGAAAGAACGAGTCTGCGACATTCGGGTGCGAGCTTGCGGGCTTCGAGACCGGCGAGACGACACCGGGGTTTCTCCTCCAGTTCGACATATCGATCCGGAACAGGCGCTGCGACGCCGGGACGGGAACGCCCGCCCCCGTGTCCGACGCGAGCTATTCCGCCGCGCAGATACGCGCCCTGTTCGCGGCGTCCTTCGAGATCGAAGTCTCGGCGGACGGGAGGGAGTGGCTTCCCCTCGACGAATACTACGACCGTGGCGAGGGAGAGGCGGAGGTGGAAATCCCGCCGCCCATCTTGTTCCGCTTCCGCAACCGGGAGGTTGGGCGCGACTGGAGCGACCCCGTGCCGATAATCAGGGGACCGACGGGGTATGCCGCAGAGATTCACGTGGACGGCGTGACGACGGGCGAGGCCGGTACGCAGGCGAGGGTCGTGAACTACGGAACGCCGAACGACGCCAGGCTCCGCTTCACCATCCCCAAGGGCGACAGGGGCAACGCCGCCACGGTCCGCGTCGGGACCGTCGAATCGGTCGGTACGGACGAGGAGCCGGAGGTCACGAACTCCGGGACTGCGAGCGACGCAGTCCTCAACTTCAAGATACCGCGCGGTCCCGCTGGCGAGACCGGCCACGAGTCGTACCTCTACGTCGCCTACGCGGAGAACACGGACGGGCGGGGCTTCTCGCTTCTGCCCGCCGCCTCGCGCAAGTACAGGGCGGAGATACAGACCGACGAGCCGGTGGAGACGCCGACCCTCGCTGACTTCGCGGGGGCGTCGTGGGTCAAGTACCTCGGCGACGATTCGACCGTCTATGGCGACGTCCTCGTCGCGGACGCTGACACGTCGGTCGCGCAGGTCTCGCGCATCGTGTTCGAGAACGCGACGATAAGGCAGGGAATCGCCGGAGAGGTGATCGTCCGTTTTAAGGAGGCCGGGGTCTCGGTAGACGAGATGAACCGCTACGCCACGATCAACGGGAGGACGCGACTCTCGTCGTGGACCAACGGCGGCGGCTCGCCGTCCGCGATGCCCGGCCTTGAAATGGTTGAACCGCAGACGCTCGGTCTGCTTGATGGATTTCCGAACTACTCGGCCTTCATCGGCTGAAAGGAGAAACAATGCGATATGCGAACATAGATTTCAGCGTGGTGTACGTCGACCCCTCTAAGACATCGAGCGGGAACGGCACGACGCCAGCGCAGGCGCTCAACGCGCTGCCTTCGACCGCCGCGTCCTTCGCCGACAACACGTGCTACCTCATCCGCCGGACGGCGGAAACGAAGGCTGCGGTCATCCCCAACGGCACGAACAGCTCGATAAAGAACCTGCTCATCCTCGGGATGCCGAACGCCAGCGACGAGCTGTACGAGCTGGTGCCGTCGGAGGCGAAGAGCGCGTGGGGCGGCGACTCGGCGGAGTACGCGAACGTCCAGTCGACGGCTGCGAGCGGATCGTTCGCCATGCCGAATGCGAACGTGTTTCTCCTGCATCGCGTCTACCTCTTCCGCGACGGGATCAACGCCGACCAGTACATCCTGAAGTTCAACTACACCTCGTCGCCGGGAATCGGATGCTTTTCGTTCCAGCACTGCAAGTTCGGGTCGCGGGGCGTCAACGTGGACAAAAGCACATACACGGGCGCTCTCTCGTCGAGCCGCCTCAAGTCGTATGTGTACATCTACTACGCGAGGATGCTGGACATCCGCGACTGCACGATCAACCACGCGCTGACCGGGAACACGCAGAACCCCTGCGGGTTCTACTGCTACTTCGCGGACATCCTGAACGTCCAGGACGTGAGGGTCTATTCGCCCGTATGGACGGACTACACGTCGAACGCCTACCCGCTCTACCTTGCGGGGACCAACCAGAAAGGCGTGGAGTGTATCATACGTAACGTCGCGCAGACCGTGCGCATGAACGGTTCGTCGGGGACGCATGTCCCGACGCTCCTGTACTTGCAGGGCTACATCCACTGCGCGGTCGAGAACGTAGCCGTCGCTATGGGCGCGGTGCTGGACTCGACGAACCCGACGTCGCTCTCCATCGACTATTCGATGATGTGCTTCGGCGGCGTGTACGAGATCGCGATGAAGACCGTGTCGGTCAACCTTCCGAAGGTGTGGTACGCGAAGGCTCCAGTCCTCGAGTTCAACCGCTGCTATTCCGGGAACTACGTCCCCGGCGTCGTGAAGCGGATCGAGGACGTGTCCGTCGTCCTCGCCACGACCGGCGGCATCGGCGACGCCTGCACATACGCGAACGCGACATCGACGCGGGAGAGCTATTCGACGGTCGTCATGTCGTTCTCGCAGAGCGACTGTTCGATGTACGCGAAGGCGATGGAGGTCGTGAACCTCACGGTCAAGTCGCCGAGAGGCAAGGCGCTCTATGCCGAGAACATACGCCTCACGGACTCCGAGTTCGAGGGAACCGTCGTCCTCTCCTACGTCGAGGCGGACATCAGGTCGATCAAGACGTGGTTCCCCGGCAAGGCGCTCTACGCGCAGTACGGGACGCACGCCCGCGTGAGGCTCATGGAGGGCAATCCGTCCAACCCGGACTACGCCTACAACGAGGACCCGCTCGTGTTCTCGACATACGACAGCTACGGCAGCGTCTTCGTGGACGAGTCGAACGCCAGCCTCGCGCCGATGACGACGACCTCTTCAAAGGCGCAGCACATCTACCAGGGGATCGGGTGCAACAGCGAGGGCGCGGACGGACACTTCGCCTTCCGTTGCGCGAACGGCCTCTGCGACACGTGGAGCGTGAAGCGGACGGGCGGCGGCACGGCGGCATTGAAGCTCTCGAACAACACCTGCTCGGGGGCGGACATGATGGTGCTGGGGCGGCGTCCTTTCAACGGGATGCAGCTGACGCCGACAACGACTGGTCGGCACATGCTGAAGGCGCACATCGCCTTCAAGGGCTACGCTTCCGCAGTCGAGCTGTACAGGCAGTTCGTCGTCTCGGCGACGGTCAAGGGCAAGGTGTACTACTCGTCCCTGCACGGACGATGGGCGGACGATTCCGCCAGCGTCTGGGTCAACGACAGCGACCTCACGCAGCTCGTCCTCGAAATGCCTGTGGACGTCGCCGAGGTCTCGCCCGTGGACGTGAGGGTGTACTTCGCGTGGTACGCCTCCGGCGGGTTCGTCTACCTCGACCCCGCAATCGAACTGGTTAAACTGTGATGAAAGGAGTGCTTGTCATGATGGCCGCGATGATGCAGTTGTTCGCGGGCGAACCGCTCAAGGAGTACACGGTCTTCGACCTCGACTTCGACGAGATCGAGGTTCCCGATGGCGGCTACTGCCAGATACAGTTCTACATAACTCCGCGAGCTGGATTCGACGCGGTGGGCGTGGACTGGGGCGACGGCAACGTCCAGGACTGGCCGAGGAGCCAGTACACGATGTACCACAACTGGACGGCTCCCGGACACTACCGCGTGAGGCTCGACAAGCGCCTCAAGTGGTTCCGCTTCACCAACTGCTGGACGGTCAAGGACGGGCGGACATACTCCGCCCGCCCGCTTCTCCGCCCCGTGCAGTGGGGCGACTTCGTGGAGTCGGCGCAGGGGACCTACTGCGGCATGACGGGATCGCGCGAGGGTCGCGGCATCCAGGGCGGAATCATCCCGTGGGGCAAGTCGATAAGGTCGACATTCTGCTGCTACGAGCGCAACCCGAACCTGACGGGGCCGATTCCGAAGTGGGGTCCGTCGGTCACGGAGTGCGACGGCACGTACCAGTACTGCTCAGGCCTCGGCGGGGCGATCCCGCCCTGGCCGAAGAACGCCGTCACCTGCGACCAGTGCTACATGAACACGGGCGTGACGGGGACGATCCCCGCGTGGCCCGAGACGATGACGCGGGCGAGGATGTGCTACCAGGACTGCAAGGGGCTGACGGGCGCGTGGACGGATGACCCCGAACTCCTGATGCCCGACAGGATGAACGGGCAGGAAGGCCTTGTCACCGACCACGACGACGTGGTGAAGGACGCAAGCGACGCCCTCCGCGCGCTCTTCTACGAGGACTGGGGCGGAACGAGGGCGAAACCCGAACAATGAAAGGAATCTTGAGATGGCTGTAAACGGCGATGAAATCCGCCCCGAGGAGCCGGAGGAGGATTTCCACAACCCGAACTCCTACTTCAAGGAGCTTGAGGGGATCGTGGCGGCTCTGGACGCGCTTGCCAAGGCGGTGACCCCGGATGAGTACGACGACGGCACGCCGCCGGAAGAGCTGCCCGTTCCCTGCTGCAACTCCTACTTCGCGTCGTTCAGGGCGATCCGCGACGCGCTCGCGAGGGTCAAGGACGCGGTGGACGAGCGCAACGCCTCGCCCGGCGGCGGTGCCTTCGCCCTCGTCGCCCCGCGCCTCTCGTCCGGGAGGGTGTGGCTCCAGAACCTCGCCGTCAACGACGTGACGCTCAACGGCGGCACGGTCGCATTCCAGTTCCCGTCCGCGACGGACGGGCGCGGACGCGCCTTCGCCCTGCGGCTCACGATGGCGGCGGCCACGGAATGGACGCTCCCGTCCGGCTTCGCGTTCGAGAGCGACGACGACGGGGTCTTCGGCGAGGTGGCCGTAGGGGAAAGAGCGGTATTGATGTTCTCGGAGATGACGGACGGGCGTTTCCTCGTCTCCCGAAAGACAGTAAACGCCGTCGCAAAGGAGTGACATGAAAATTCAGATCGACTGCTACGGGTTCGAGGCGACGAGCGAGCATTTCCAGCGGCGGAAGCTCGAGGCGTACCTCATCAAGAACGACGGCGGCATCGTCTACGCGTGCTTCGGCACCGGCGAGATGCGCCCGATCCACAGAATCGACAAGGACCCCGACGGATGCGTCCGCGTCATGTGGGCTTACGGGAAATGGGAAGAGGCCGAAGACCTCGACTACGTCCCCATCAACGAAACGATCATGATCGACAGGGAGGACTGACATGGAAATGGTCTATATTGTGAACGGCAACGAGTCGGGCGGCGGTGGCGGCGGCTCCGGCGGTGGCGGCGGAGCATCGGCGGGCTATCCGCTCGTCAAGGCGGTCGTTACCGACGGCGCGGTCGGTCTTCAGGACAGGAGCGTCACCCGCGTGGAGCTGAAGACGGCGGACGCCGTGCGTGTCAACTTCCCGCCGAAGAACGAGGGCGTTGCCCGCGACTTCATTTTGCGACTGGTAATAACTGCTGACAGCGTCCCGGAGGTGACGTTCGCGGTGCCGACGGGCGAGACGTTCTCGTTCGAGGAGGGAGACGAGGAAACGTTCCACTGCGTCGTCGGCGTGAATGTGTTTGCCTTCACCGAGACAGACGACGGGCTTTTCGTTGTCCATCGCAAGGCTGTCTCGATTGCGCAGGAAATAACGTTCGATGCGAACGGAGGAGAGGTCGAAATCCCGAAAAAGGACTATCTCCTCGGCGCGAAGTATGTCTCTCTTCCGGTCCCGACGCGCAGGGGGTACACATTTGTCCGCTGGGCGACGGAGGACGGCGTTGAGGTTGTAGCGACGGACACGGTCAAGACGTCCGTGACGAGGCTCGTCGCGCAGTGGGAGGTGTATGTCGACAAGTTCGCCCCGGCCATCCTTGAGAACGGCGAGGTCGTGTTCACGACCGACGGCAACGCCAAGTGGACGCTCGACGATTCCGTCGGCAACCCAGATGTTCCCTCCGCAAGAAGCGGCGCGATTGGCGACAGCCAGAGCACATCGCTTTTCGGGACGGTCACAGGCCCCGGCGTGCTCGCATTCAGGCGGAAGGTCTCGAGCGAAAGCGGCTGGGACCATCTTCGCTTCTTCGCCGACGGAGTTCAGAAGTTCGAGTGGAGCGGAGAGCAGGATTGGGGCGATGTCACCTGCAACTTCACGGAATTCGGACCGGGGGAACACGTCTTCGAGTGGCGCTACGTGAAGGACGGCAGCGTGTCTCGCGGAAGCGACTGCGCATGGATTGACCGCGTTCAGTGGAGGGCCGTGTGATGCAGGTCGGTTCAAGGCTCTGCCTTTGGAAGTCGAAAGGCATCGGTACGGAGATGGTCGTCGAAATGACACCATCCACGGGCTTGTTCCTGAAGTTCATGTTCAATGCCGTCAAGGACAAGGACGTCAAGATTCGCTGGGGCGACGGGGCGACGGACGAGCTTGGGTACGTTTCGAGCGATATGTCGTGCGGACACACCTACTCAGCCTACGGGAAGTACAGAATCGTCTTCACGGGCGCAAGGAGCATCGGACTCAGGAACCTCGACGGGCAGTCGCAGTACTCTTACGACGCTGCCATCCTCTCGTTCGTTGACTACTCTGGCGACATCGCGGGAAGCCGCTCCGGGGCGTTCAAGAAAGCCGTCAACCTGGAAAGGTTCATCGCGCCGAACTGCCACTGGATGGGACAGCGCGACTTCGCATACTGCTCGAAGCTCAAGGAGGTGATGATAGGCAAGAACGAAATCTGCTACGACGGTACGTTCCAGTACTGTTCATCGCTTGAGAAGTACACGACCGAGACGACAGGGACATGCTGGAGCTACGTGTGGCAGGGCTGTACGAAGCTCCGCGAGTTGAAGCTGGGGAGCGTCTACCAGTTCGCCACCAAGGACTTCGACAACACGCCGAACCTGATGGACATCTGGATATCCGACAAGACGATAGACCAGATCCAGCAGAAGGCGGCGAGCGGGAACATCGTCGCCGGCTACGGCGCTAAGTTCCCGTGGGGCGCCAACTCCAACTGCCGCTTCCACGGCACGGACGGAATCGTCCGCGCCGACGGGACGGTTCTCGAAAGATTCTGAAACAACCGAAAGGAGAACACATGAACAGGAACTACGGAAGGCTGGTCGGGGGCGAGGTCGAATACGCCCCCGCTAAAATCACGAAGGACGATGGAACGGTCGTCATGAGTCCGTCCGCCGAGACGTATCTCGCAGCCGGATGGAAGCGCATCGTCGACGAGCCCCCCAAGGCCGAGGCCGGTTGCACGGTCGAGGTGAGCGGCTGGGACGAGGCGGCGGACAGCATCGTCCGCGTCTACAAGCAGGTGCCCGCCGAAACGCCCGAGACGAAGGCCCGCGTCTTTTCCAAGCTGAAGCTCGTCGCGGCCCTGAAGGAGGCGGACAAGTGGGTGCTGGTGAAGACGTGGATCGAGGAGCGTGGCCTATGGGACTACTACCTCGCGGCGCAGAACTTCAGGGAGGACAACGAGATGTTCTCCGACGCCCTCGCCGCGATCAAGGCATACGCCCGGATGTCCGACGAGGATGCCGAGGCGATTCTCAAGAACTGCATCTGGGAGGAGGACTGAAGATGAGTACCGTAAGCGAAGTGCAGAAGCTCCGCGCCCTGTGCGAGGAGTACGGGCTGGAGAACCGCGAGATACTCGCCAAGTACACGGACGAGCAGCTTGCGGCCATCTACAACGGAATCGGGCCGGAGTCGTTCCCGCAGTGGCTTCGCGCCGCGCTGGACGCGGTGCATCCGTCGCTCGCGCCCGTCGCGTTCATACACGACGTCGAGTGGCACGAGTCAGACGGCAGCGAGGCCGCGTTCGCGGAGAGCAACGCCCGCTTCCGCCGCAACGGGTGCAAGGTCGCCTGCGCCGCCTTCGGGTGGTGGAGGCCGCGCCGCTACCTCGTCATGTGGGACTCCGTGAAGTTCGCCCGCATCTGCCAGCGGTTCGGATGGAGCGCGTTCCTCGCGCCCTACGAGGCGAGGCTGAAAGGCGGTGAGGCATGAGGCGGCTTGTCCTGTGCTGCGCCGCTTGCGGCGCAGTCTCGCTTCTCTGCGGCTGCGCGTCGCAGACGATAACCGAGCGGCACTATTACGAACCTACGGAATCGACCGCGTTCAAGCGCGAGGACGGCTTGACCGTCGGGGCGGTGAAGTCCGAGGTGATAAAGACGGGCGCTCCGGACTGGAGCGACTCGAAAAGCATCAGTCTCATCAGCGTCGGCAAGTGACCGGCGCGATGCGTAACCCCAAAAACCACAACAGGAGAAATCCACAATGAACGGAAAGATCAATACGCCTCGCACCGTGTGCAAGGCCATCGTCGCCGTGGCAGTCGCGGCAATCGCAGTCGCGGCCATCATCGGCTGCTCGTCCCTGGGCGGAGGCTCGCGCAGGCAGAACATCGCCACGGTCATCCAGACCGCCTACGACCTCGGCGGACGCGAGGCGGTCTCGAACAAGATCGAGTCGCTCGTAGCTGAGGGAAAGCTGACCCCCTCGCAGGCGGTTCGCCTCCATGCGCTCGCCCAGCTCGCCTACGAGGGCATCATGGACGATCTCGCCACGGGCGGCGGCGCGGCCACGAACGCGGCACCTGCGTCCGTCTCCCAAGGTGGATGCACCGACTGCTCAGTCCCCGATGCCAGCGGAGGCTCCGGGGGCGACGTCAACGAGGATGCGAACTGCGGCAATTGCTCAGACTGCGCAGACAAGTGAGGGATGGGCGGACGCGCATGGGTAACCGGCGCGTCCGCTTTTTGCGCCTCGCGGGGGCCGCGAATCGAGACCCTATCCCATCGTCCGGTAATATGCCATAGAATGGGTGGATAAGTCAACGGGGATAATAGATATTTTTCGCTAAAAAAATAATGAAAATATATCGAAATACCCCGTTGCTATTATCCCCAGGTTACGGCATCATACGGTCAGAAAAACAAAGCGGGGATAGGCCCCGCGAACAACAAGAAAGGAAAAACGAAAATGACAGAAGAGCAGAAAAACGAATGGGCGGCGATGGAGGACCGGCTGATGCCGACCTCCGGCAAGGCCGAGACGGTGGCGGGCGAGATCATCCGCGCAGTCGACCGCATCTGGTACCGCTGGTACAACGACGGCGACAAGATCAACGTCGGCTACGGAAAGGAAACCTGCAACGGCACGGCGAGGTTCCTTGAGAAGATTCGCGGCTCGGAATTTCCCGCCGAAGTCTGGAACGGAAGCCTCGACGACGACGGCTACACGAAGTTCACCGACCGCCTCGTCGACGAGATGTACGCCTTCATCAAGGCCCGCCCCGAGCTGGAGACGACGCCCAATGCCGAGGACTCGCGCATGGACTTCATCGACGATGACCTCGACCGCGACGAGGACGAGGAAGAAGAGTACGAGGACTGAACGCGAACGCCCGCCCCGCCGGTCACGGCGAGGCGGGCAAACCCGAAAGGAAAACCAAGATGGAAATCACGCAGAAAGAAATCAACGCCCTCGCCTACAAGGTCGGCAAGGTGACCGACCTCCTCCGCGAGATGAACGACACGGCGTTCCGCCTTGCGAAGGACGGAAACCGCAACGGGGTGTTCCAGTTGCGCGGCGCGTTTTCGGGAACCCTTCAGGCCGCGCAGACGGCCGACGGGTTCCTCTCCGGCCTCGTGTCGATCCTCGACTGACGAAACCCTGTCCTGCGCTCCGGCCGAAAGGCCGGGGCACGGGACGCAAGCGAAAGGAACTCTGAAAATGGCAAAGGGAAAGATTCTGAAAATCCCCGCGAGGGGCGAGTGGTCGTTTGCCGATGCGGATGTGGACGCGGACGGCGTCTTCCCGCTCGAGACCCTGCAAGGCGCGGTCGGCGGATGGATCGAATGCGTGTGGCTCGGCGAGGCGGGATTCCCCGATCTCGATATGTTCGTCAACGAGGAGGGAAAGCTCCACGGGCTGTCCTTCAACGTGGTGGCGAGCGCGCTTTCGGCGATCTTCGCGCGTGGCGATTGCATCGTCGGGGACGTCGCGGTCTGCCGCCACGACGACGCAAACTCCGTCGGCCTCACCGACAGCGACGAGCTTGCGCTTCGCCGTCGCCTTGCGGAACTTGGATTCTGAATGGAAAAGGAATCGACAAGCCGAACGCAAAAGCCCCTCCGCGACTGATGCGGAGGGGCGTTCTTTCGCCTGTTCCCGGCCTGCCCCGGACCGACCCTCGGCGCAACCTTCGCCGCTATTATAAGCGATAATTTCGGCTAAAAAAATAGTGAAAATATATCAAAATACCCCGTTGCTATTATCCGCAGGTTACGGCATCATATGGGCAGAAAAACAAAGCGGGGGTAGGCCCTGCAGAAAGGAAAAAACAAAAATGAAGAAGATGAGAACGGTGAAGGTCAAGGCGGGGCAGGAAAAGCTCCGCGAGAGGATCAAGGACGCGCTCGCGCAGAAAGGCGCGAGGGCGCACATCCTCATCAACAAGCTCGCCGCCGACAACAAGGCGGTGGTTTGGAGGTACGCGGAGCTCGACGCGATTGCCCTTGAGCTTCGGCACCTTGCCTTCCAGATCCGCGTCCTCAAGAACGCGAAGACCGCGACCGAAGAAGCCTAACCGAAACGCCCGCCCCCCGAGCGGGGGGCGGGCAACCTTGAAACCAAACGAGAAAGGAAAACGAAAATGAGCAACGAGAAAAAGCCGCTTGTCGACGAGGTGGTAGCCTACGAACCGACGGGGCCGTCGGGCAACGCCTACTGGATTCTTGGCATGACAGCCACGGTCCTCAAACGGCACGGCCACGCCGACAAGGTCGCGGAGTACCAACGCCGTGCGACCTCCGGCGACTACGACAACCTCCTCAAGGTGACGGGAGAATACGTCGCCCTCAGAGCGGTTTGAAAACACGCCTCGCCGCAGACCGGTTTTCTGCGGCGAGGCAATCCAAGAACAGAAACGGACGCAGAGCGCGTCCGGGAAAGGAAGAAGAGAATGAACGCAGACATCGAAACCCTCAAGATGGGAATCAAGCACCTTCCGCCGACTGCGCGGAAGCGGGCGGAGCGAGCCCTTGGCATCGCCACGCCGGAGACCGAGCACAAGGTGTTCGTGTACGGGACGCTCCTCTCGAACGAGTGCAACTGCCATCGTGCGCCGAGGGCGCGGCGGCAGAACGCATGGACGCTCGGGACGCTTCACGACACGGGCTACGGATTTCCCGCAATCGTCCTCAAGGGACGGACGCGGATCGTCGGCGAGGTGCTGACGGTCGACGACGATGCCTTCCGCTCGATGGACAGGCTCGAGGGCTACCCGAACTACTACCGACGCGAACGGAGACAGGTTCACCTCGTCGGGGGCGGAAGCGTCCTCGCGTGGGTGTACGTCATGAACCGCCTCCCCGAAGGCGCGAAGGTCATCGAGAGCGGTGACTGGAGGAAGTACCGCCGAGGCGAGTGAGCGGGCGCGAACGCGCCCCCGAAACGGCGTCGCCCCGATTGTCGGGCGCGATGCCGCCTTCCGTTTTTTCGCGTTTTTTTGATCTCCCTGCGCCGTGTTATAAGCGATAATTTTTGCTAAAAAAATAATGAAAATATATCAAAATACCCCGTTGCTATTATCCGCAGGTTACGGCATCATACGGTCAGAAAAACAAAGCGGGGGTAGGCCCCGCGAAACAAAAAAACGAAAGGAAACAAAAGATGACGATAACAGAGGCAGAGATGATGAACCGCACCTTCGGGTGCGAGCTCGAGTACGAGGGGATCGGCCAGTCCACGGCGGCCAAGACGGTCGCCGAGGTCACCGGCGGAACCGCGAGGTTCGTCGGCGGCTCCTACGGGACTTGGGAGGTGACGATGCCCGACGGGCGCAAGTGGAAGGTGGTCAGCGACGGCAGCCTTTGCGGAACCTCCTCCGAGACGGTCACGCCGGTGATGACGGTCGCCGACCTCGACACCCTCCAGAAGGTGGTACGCGCCCTGCGGCGCAAGGGCGCGAAGGCGAACAGCCGCACGGGGCTCCACGTCCACGTCGGCGCGGCGGACTTCACCGCCGAGAACGTCAAGAACCTCGTGCGCACCTTCTACAAGCAGGAGGAGCTGATCCTCAAGGCGGCGGGA